CGCCGACCCCGTTGGCTACGTAGGGGCCCGCGGTGGCATACTCAGCCTTGTGGCGCAGCCGATTCAGATACTTGTCGTCAAGCTGAGGCTTCATGTCGTGGATCCTTCAATTCCGGATTTTAGCTTCTTCAGTTCGTCTTCCAGGTACAGTGCGTAGGTCGCGAACAGCTGCGTTGCCTCCTTCGTCCAACCATCCGGTGTGCCATGCAACTGCAGGCGCGTGAAGTAGAACCTGTCGAGAGTGCAAATCTCGTCATCCACCTTTTTCAGCTCGACTGCCAACGACGGTGGTGTTGGCAGTATTGGCGTGTACGCCTTGAGCGCGCGTATCAACGCTTCCCTCAAATCAAACAGACAGTTCAGCCGATCTCCGTCTTTCACTTGCTGCTTCTTCAAAATCAGCTGCAATTCGTCCTTCACTTTCAGGTAGTCGCTTACCGCCAACTTAAATATGACGGGACTATTGTTATTCGCATAATCGGTCGTGACCAGCTCATAGCCTATATCATGCCGGTTAAGACAAGCTACCAGAGCCCTGTCGTCATCTGCCACTAGCTCAACGACACACTTATCTTTGAGTTTCGTCACTTGCTGCTCCTTTGGGATCGGTCTGACCAGACCTACACTGATCAGAGTGTTGACCAGGTCGCACACCAGCAGGTCACAGGTTTTTGTCTTGGTATCCCGCTCCACCTGAATCCAGTGATCGAAGATCCGGTAGACCTCGGCCGTGATGTCCGTGCGCTCATCGTTGTCGTTGACGGCATCTATGTCAACCCACATCACTCCTCCTGCGGTGCAAGCCAACCCTTCAGCCGTGCGACTTCTTCTTCCAGCTTGGCCACCCGGCTACACCACATGGAATTCTTCCGGCGAGCCTCTTCCCAGCGGCGGTAGATCAGCTTGGTCATCGGATCCTCACAGGTCTTCATGTACTTGCGGATCTCCGGAATGCCAACCTTGACGACCTTACAGGGTTCGTCCCGACCGTCCATTTCTACCAGGGCGTTGTGGGCTTCCTGGTAAACGTAGCGGTCATACTTCTCACCACTCTCCATAGAGTTGGCTTTGATCAGCGGGTACGCCAGTTGTAACGCCGAATAGAGTTTCAGCAGCAAATGATTGTCACTCATACCCAGCTTCCTCGCAGCGACCGGGTCAGGCCACGGGCGCCTTCCAGAATGGTTTGAATTGTCCCCCTTTGGGGAGCGTCGCAAACCAGTGTAACATCCTGATCCCGGCACACAAGGGCAGTCAAGGAATTCTCCGGTGCCTCTCGCCCCTCGTCCCAGAGCTGCATCGTGCTCCAATCGGGATAGACCAATAGCTCCTTGGCTTGCCCAAAGGGAATGTCACCCAGGTCGTCATACTTGGCGCCGGTGCCTGCGTCCTCGTACTGGGCCGTAGGCCAGACATGCTGGATTAGCCTTGCGAAGGCTTCCACGGTCTCCGGATCGCCCACCGCCTTCAGCGTCACGTCTGTGCTCCCGACCATGTAAGTCCGGCCTCCTGAGTTTTTAACAGCTGGATCTGATTTTCAAACGCATCCAGAGTGCCATCAGCTATGGAAACGACAACTCCAGAAGTATGTGCTCTTATAGCGCATTCGCGGCAGACTTCTTCTCCCTGTGAGCTACCTACAAGAACTGCAATGAGCTTATCTTTGCTGACTGTTTTCTTGCATCTATCGCAGTAGTGTGTTGTAACGCTGCCCATTGATTGCCCCCGTGAACATTCGTCTTCAGCGCCGCAGCAGTTTCGCCGATCATTCCTTACGATCCTTATTGGGTCGGAACGATGCCAGACCTGACTGCTCTCGCAAAATAAGTATTGTGAGGAATACCCCCCAGACTGCCAGCGCAGTAAGAGTGGAAACCAGCATTGAAATCAGCATCAGTTTCATACCGTCCAGTCCTTCATGTCGGTGGGCTCTTCGCCCCGGTAAAAGGCAAAGCTGTTGCGGGACTCGTTACAGGCCGACAGGGCGTTTTCCATCGGCTCCGCACATACTTCTGTTCCTCTTGGTAGATCTCGTAGAACGCCAAGGTCAGACCAATCATACAGATCAAAAGCAAAAAAGCCAGCCACCGGTTGGTGTATCTGGCCTCTTTCTCGTATCGCGCCCGCAACTCCTCCAGATCCATGTCACAGTTCTCCAGGCGGAAATGGGCCAAAGACATACTTCTCCAGCCACGCCAGTTTGTCTTTCATCGAGTGCAACCACGGAGTGATACGCTCGACCTTGGTTTCTGCAATCAGTTGTCGCTCACGCACCTGTTTGGCTCGAACCACAAGCTCGGTGCGATACGACTCCGGAATTGTTTCGAAATACTCATTCACAGACGCCGTCCAGGGGGCGTTGAGCAACGCCAGCGCATGCGCGTGTTGTTGATGGTGCCAGGCAATTTCTTCTTCAACGGTCACGGGTCGTCTCCTTCTTGGCGTTCGCGGCTGTGGTTGCTACCATGTCCAAGTTCCATTTCTCAACCCAGGAGAAACCCAATGTCGAATAATCAGATCGAAGAGATCCAGGAACTGACCGAGCAAGTCGCGGACCAAGACATGGATTCGCTCGACTGGATGCATCTGGTCTTCGTGGTCGAGAATCATGTCGATGCTCCGGATCAGCTCAACTATCCCCACGCCGACCGGTTGTTCGCTGCGATCATCCGCCATTACCCCGAAAAGCTCGACGAGCTGATCGGGGAGCTGGACGGCAAGGTGGCCCAATACGTCAGGCGGAGGCGGCAGGCGCTATGAGAATCTCATCGCGCCTGCATTGACCATCGGGGTTGCAAAATACAATTCGGCGCGGCACTTCGGACAAACGCCAAATATGCACTCAGACCCGTCAAAAACATCGCATCTTACGTTGACTTTGCCGCAGTCAGGGCAGATGACACGTTTCATGGTAGGTGGCGGCGTGCGAAACTTTGCCTTGTTACGTTTTGGCTTTCGCATTTAAGTACCTCTTGGCGGCTCTGGGTCAGGAAGAGGTCTGTTGGGCATCAGCTAGAATCTTACGCGACTCAGCCAACAGTGCCTCGATGTCAATCGGCTTGATGTCCGGGTAGATCCGTCGCTGTGCGTCGTACAGCATCTCAGCCAACCGGGAGATCGTCAGCTTCAAGGCGGCGATCTCCTGTTCTTTTGTTTTGTCTTTCCTGAGCAGGCCCAGCACCAGCGCCGGGGCGAACTTCCAGATCCAATTGTTAAAATCCGGAATTGAAAGCGACTGGTTAGAGACCAGCTGGATTGCCAGCGACTCCAGCTGGTCCAGCATCGCCTGCGTGATCTCGTCCGGAATCAGCTTCAGGTATTCAGGTTCCGACATGCTGTGCTCCTCAAGCAGGGTTGTTGGCCGGACACTTCTTGGCCTCGGCCACGTGCGGCCACACGTAGGTTGGGCTGTCGATATAACTTTGCAGGTCCGGCTTGGGCAGCGAGATCTGGCACTGCGTCAGCGCCGTGGCCCAGAGCTTCTCATCCACAGCCCAGCGACTGATCGCCTGCTGCCGTGCCGGGTTGGGATTGGGAATCACCGGGTACGTAGGAATCGGCTTTCCCGCGGCCGTCAGGCAGTTGATCGCCTGCACTTCTTGCGGCCAGACATAGCCGTCCGTCATGTAGTTGCGCGAGACCGGTGCCGTCCACTTCTGCCCGTTGCATTCCATGGCCGAACGCACGGCCTGGTAGAGCGACAGGTCGAAATAGTATTGAGCGTTGTTCACTTGCGTTTGACTCCTTGTTGTGTTGGTTGCTTATCCCGTGATAAACGATAACACAGCCGCAATCCACAACAATCCACAGATCGACAAAAGTATCCGCCAAAACTGATCTGGCCCGAAGAATTCACCCAACTCATCGTCGTCGTCGAACATGTTACGAATCCCGCGGTACAAGTTGACAATCGCGCAAATCCAGCTTGAGATGGTTTGCCTGTAACTGCAGTTTGCGATAAATCCTCAACAGCCGGGTTCGGACAGATTCCACCGAACACCGCTGTTCCTGAGCAAGCTCCGTGCGGGACATCGGCTGGCCAATCAAGCCATAGTGCTTGCTGATCAACTCACGCTGTTCGGCGTTCAGACACGACAGCAGAGTATCCAGATGCGCGTAGCCCTCAAATTCCGGAGGCGCGTCCGCCGTGCCGATTGCGTCAAAGTCCTCAAGCTGGCGTGTACGCGTCTGATCTCGCTTCTTGGATCGCAAAAAGTGAACTTCTCGCGTGATCTCCCAACGTGCGCAAGTCACCGCGTAAGTACTGAACTGTCCCTTTGACTGATCATAGGTACGCGCAGCCTTGAACAGGCCGAACATGGCTGAAGATAAAAACCAGTCCGGGTCTCGACGCACTTCTGCATATCCTTGCGTGCGCCGCACGGCCAGCCAGGCCAGTTTTTGGTTCTGGTTGACCCGTTGCTCGATTTCTTCGGGCGTAGCTGTCAATTCCTTTGTCATGCTACTACGACTCCTTAGGCTCCTGCGCGGATAACCTGATTGTCTTGCAGCTCAAGTCGCTGCTTCTCGGCGTAGCGCTGCATGCGCGACAACGCCGCAGTGAGACGCGTGCGCGCACCATTGCGCGTGATGCGCAGCTCACGTCCAAGCTGTGCCAGCGTCTTTGGTTCAGCATAAAGCCCAAAGTGTTCTTCCACCACGTGACGTTGCCCTGGGGTCAAACAGTCGAGCAACTCAGGCAGACGACCATAACCTTCAAATGTAGGTAGCTCTGCTGGTGTTGATTTCCGCAAACCAACCTTGTCCGAGACTCGGGTGCGGCGAGAGTCCCGCTTCTGCGCCCGGCAATACTGGGCAACCTCGCGCAAGATCTCACGTTTGATACAGACTGCGGCATAGGTGCTGAATTTACCGACCGTAGGATTATAAGTGCGTGCCGCCTTGTAGAGTCCCCATAGCGCGCACGACTCAGCCCAATCCCGGTCATCCCGCACCTCAGGTATGTTCCGCATATCCTTGAGGATGTACGGTACCAGCCGAATGTTGTCTTTGACCTTTTGCTCGATTTCGGCATCCTTACGTGACATCAAAGTTCCTGTCGCGATCTGGGTCGGGCTCGTAGTCTTGCTGGCGTACGGACAGGCTCATCCGCCATCCGAACTCCTTGTGACAGGCCCGACTGCATGTCACCGGGTTCGCCCCATATCCCTTGTGATAATTCATCGCCCGGCGACAGACCGGACAGTAACTCTCCAGCGGCTTTGGCTCGTTTGGGTGCATCCGGTGCATTCTCCAACTTGCGCTTGAGACTTTGGGTCCGCTTTTTATAGTGCTCGATCGGCGCCGTGTAAATCCCCGAACGCTCAGATTCTTCTACGAGTCCGAGCAGGTGGTTCACTTCAGCTTGGGTCAGTTTGAGAATCTTCACGGTACACTCCTCGACCAAACGTCAGGTTGCACACCGCCCGCACCTCGCGGTTGGTGAACTCCCAGATCTCGCCGGTCGCCTTAATGATACAGGTCATGACCTTCTCTGTCTCTGCCCCATATTCCGTCACCAGCCAGACGGTGGCACGCCCTTTGGGCGTCTCCACCTCCAGCTGGTTGCGCGGTTCATAGATGATCATTCAGCGTACACCGTGAATTTGATATGGGAGCGTTCTCCACCCGCAGGATAGTGAAGCTCACCGCGAAACAAGATCGGATCGGCTAGTTTGCAAACACTGGGCGCTCGAACCAAGTTTCGCAAATCGTTACCGATTCGGACAGAGTCTGGTTCAAGCCACTCCAGATCTCCTGTGTTTCTGGGTGTGGGCATGCATAGATAGGTAACCCTACCTGTGGACGAGATGATTCGCCCCTCAATAACGAACCGCACCGGCAGCTCAAAAGTGCGGTGCACGGTTCGAGTACCACTGACGCGCACGTGACCGTAGGCAGGCACATGGTTGGGTGTGAAGAGCCAGTCATAGATTTTTGCGAACGTCTGCCGGATCTTCGATTGTTTTCCGTTGCCGGTGCGCATATTCATCCTGAAGCTCTCGCTGGGCTTTTTTAAGTTTCTGATGTTGCCTATGGGTGCGTTTGCCGCGACAAAAGCCCCAATTCGTATGCCGAATACCCTTGTCCAAGCTCATGGCGACCCTCGTCTGATTGAGGTACGCTTCCGTCGAACAAAACCTGCGTTCCTTCGTCAGGGTGATAGCTCAGCTGCCAGGCTTCAACCGTGCACGCACGGCTGCATCCTTGGCTTCAAGTAACTTACGCAAGGCCACGCTGCGCTCCGGCCCCGGTTCGCACGTCGAGCAGACCAGATCTGCCAGCTCGAAAAACGACTTGGACACCGCCTGCAAATGCTTCGGCAGATGGTAATACTCAAACCAGACCAGTATCGGTTCTTCATTCATTGAAACACCCCACCCCGAATCACGCGGTCATTACGCAAGCCACACACATGTGTACGGACCTCGTCTGTTGTGTAAACCACATGCACCTTGGTGTCACGTCGATTGGGCCAGTTGAGTTCCTCGAAGACGAAACCATCCGCCTTCAGGCTGTCTCGGCATTCGTCGTCCAGGGTCACACAGGCGACCGAGAAACCTCGCGGTGTGTTACGTCGGGCGAACTGCGTGGCCAATGCAGCCGATGCGAAGAACGGCACCACGAGTTGACCGTCCTTCTCGTAGTACATCACCGGCATGTACTGGTTCTCTTGCAACTCGCGGACCATTTGTACGCGGGTCAGTTCGCCATCACTCGAGAGTGCCAGCCACATGATCAGTTTCCTGTTACAAACGCACCAAAATAAGCCCGACCCGTGCAGCCCATGACATTGTCAAACAGGCCGATTTTGCCTTCCTGACCAATCCACTTGTCCAGCAGCGGCCGGGTCAGCATCTGCGGGTGACCGTCATGCGGCGGGATGTCGATCCACTCGAAGATGCGGAAGACTTTGCCCGCCTTCATGCAGTTGGCGATGACCTTGGCCGGGTCTTCGGTATGTTGCAGGCAATTGTACATCCAGACTTCATCCCAACCCGTCTCGTCCAGCTCTTCGGCCGGTTTGCGCACGACGTGGATGTGCTTGGTTCGGTAGCGATCGACAGTCCAGTCCGGGTATTCCAGCGGATCCCAGACCAGCCCTTCCTGTAGCCCTGAACACTTCAACAACATGGACACAGGACCACCGCCAACATCCAGGATACGCTTGCCAGAAAGCAGAATCGTGTGGTTGTGAATCGCGAGTCCACGGTTCACTGAACCCGCTGTCAGGCCCATACACTGTGCATATATATAGTGCTTGCGCTCTTCATCGAACGTGTTGGTACAGTCACCCCAGTAGTCATATTCGAAGTCACTCAAAACCCGCCCTTCCCTTCCAGCCATTTCAGTGTGCGCTTGTTGTTTTCGTTGGCCAGTGTCACCGGCTCAGGCTTGTAGATGTGCACAAACCGGTCGATCAGCCTCGTATACTCGTCCCGCTCCCCAGCTGGCTTCTGATTGACGTACACACGCATCAGCTGCGTGAGCTCGTCAAACTTAGCCATGTCGTAGCCCACAGCGGCCTGGTCATGAAGCGTATCGAGTCCTGGATCGACGATCATGTCAATGAAGCTCTGCTCGTAAGCATCGGTCAGTTCCCCTATGCCCGTCTGATCCAGTCCACGTCGTGCGGTATGCTTGCCTGCGCATTCGACCTGGCTGCCATCTTCCCACTTGATGTGATAGACGGCTCTCAATGACTGCACCGGATACGTGAGATCCGAGAGGCTCTCCAGCATGATGGTGTTGCGCAGCAGTGAGGCGAGGATACAGAGATCCTCGATCGACAGGTAGGTAACGTACTGCTTGAACGAATCAAAGACTTCGTTGATCTGTGATTTGGGCCAATGCTTTTCCCAGTGTTCCTGCAAGTCTTCCCACCAGGCGACGTCTTCCAGCTCTTCAACGGACTTGAGGTCATCCAGGCACTCCATCATGGCTTCTTCGAACTCGTCGAAGCTGGCCGTGGTGGTGAGCTGGATGACGTAGGTGACAAGGCCGATGAAGAGTGGATTGCTCACGTATTACCTCAGCGGGTCTGCATGATCGAGATCGACGAATCCGGGTTGGCCATGTCGCCGTTGGACGGCACATAGCCTTGCGGATCAGGCGAGAGTTTAATCCGCTGACCATTGGTCAACAAGATGCCGTAGTTGTTATCCACCGCGAAGACTTCGTTGGGCCTGTTGTCAGACAGATGCTGCTTGGCCCAGGATACGAAGTCATCATCGAGCAGCATATCAGTGGGCAAAAGCCCGCGCTCCCGACGATAGTTGGCTTCCAGATACGTGATCAGGTCACTGAGTTCACCCGATCGACCGTATTCCGTGATGTCATTCATGGCTTCCTCCAGGGAAAGATGAAAGTGCTTGAAAAATCGAGTCAGTCATTCACACCCAAAAACTGCGCCAGTCCCCCCAGCTGCGCCTTGGTGATGTTGGCCTCCTTGGCCAGCTTCGCCAGGGTCGCTACCGGTGGCTTCAGGTCACTGATCATGGCATAGGCTTGCAGGCCCGGTGCCGCGCCAATGTAGACACCACGGTGCACCACAGATGTGCCACCCTTGAGCGTCCGGTTCATCTGCGTGAAGCCCGCTTCGAAGAAGTCGAGGCTCAGGTTGTCCAGGTGGTTCTGGTCACCCACGAACAAGCACGCGCCCTTGGTGCCCTGCGTGAGATCGACCTCAGCCAGGACATTGTTGGTGAGCTGGTCCCTGATCGCGGCTGAAATATCCGCTGGGCTGGTGACGTTGTTGATGCTCGCCGCGCCCATGACACAGATGCCGTTGTCCAGGAGCTGCGCCAGTTCACTCCGGTCAAACGTGATGAGCGGGCTATGTACCGCAGCAAGCTGGTTGAACAGGTGGAAGAGTTGGCTCACGGTGTTGTTGGCCACCGGGTAGAGCTGCGTCATGCCTGGACGATACAGGGCATTGATCCTCGCGTTGTCAATCAGGATCAGCGGGCTGACCTTGAGTTCGAGCAATCGCTGGAACGCCGTGACGGCGTTGCGGCAGACTTGCTGCCCTTCGTTCGGACTCGGGATCGACGCGATCACGCCCACACGGGGTGGCTTACCCTTGGACTGCATGTACTCACGAGCGATCTGCACCAGGCGACCACTCGTGCCCGAGCCTGTACCGCCACCCAGGCCAACGCACACCAGACCGTAGTCCATGTCGTTGCCCCAGCTGCGTTGAAGCAGGTCCCAGATCTCTTCTTCGTGGCCGTTGATGGCTTGTTCCGCAAATCGAGCATCTTTCGCTGCACCACCCAGCTGCAGCGTGTGTCGCTGGATCTCGTCAGGCAGACCCTGGAAGTCGCTCTCGGCCGTGTTGAACAGGCCGATCCGACGGTAACCCAGGCCATAGAAGCTCGACGCAAGGCGGGCGCCGCCTTGACCTGAGCCTAAGAAGGCCATGTTGAACGCCACGTCATAGGGAAAAGTATCGTTGACCACGACTTGGGTCATGGCTTGACGATGGGCTGAGGGAGCGAGCGTGGCGGCGACATTTCCGATCGGGACGACGCCAGGGGCCACTTGCACAGGAGCGACTGTCTGCTGGGGCGGTGGCGGTGCAATCGGCAGCGCCGGAGAGCTACCTGGGGCCAGCTCGAGCGGACCGCTGGGCTTGATTATCTTCTTCTTGGGTGCCACCGGTGTGATCGAGTCCGGAGCCGTAGGCATATTGGGTGCGTCGATTGATGGGGCGAGTGCAGGCTTGAATGAGCCTGTCGCCTGACTCAAGGATGCATTCAGTCGATCTTCAAGATTGTCCATGGGTTTTTGGCCTCGTCCGCAAGCGCGGTAACCGGATCCAGCAATTCCAGGGCGACATCCGCGTTCGCCAAGGTGATTACACGGGGAAAGAGCTTCAAGTGCCTATTGTACCGCTCCAGGTAACAACGGCGAATCGCCCTGAGGTAGTTCTCAGGAAACGATTTTTGGGTCCACTGCGCCAAGACGCGCAGGTCTTCCTCCTCGGTCGCCTGGATGTCGATGACGATGTCCGCCGTCGGCAGCCAGATGTCAAGAAAGGGGGAGATTGAAGGCGCCGAAATGACAACCTCGTTGGCTTTCCCGAACTGCTGGATGAACTCCTGCGGTCCAGGATACGGCATGTCGTAGTAGGTGGGCAGTGCATCCGACAGGATGTTTGCCTCGGCGTTGGCGCAGATCCGTTCGTGGATCCGCTGCGCTTCGTAGTTTTGCGCGCTTTGCTGGAACGCAAAGTGAACGGGCTCGATCTCCCGTTCCTGGCCCGGCCAAAGCACCGACCATCCCCTGCGCGCGAGATGCCTGGCCACGATATAGGTGTATGCCCCGGGCGTCCCTGCGACGAGGATGTTGTATGGATGGTGCGTCATGCCATGAATTCTTGATGCAGAAACTCGGAGAACAGGCGCTGTTTGCGTTGAAACGACGACAGGGCGACCGCCTGCATACCCCGTAACGTCGTCTCCGGTGCCATGAAGAGCTTGTCCAGTATAGAGTGAGTCGCTGACTTGTCTACCTCGGCAATCGGATACGGATGCTCAATCGTATCGCAGCCTACCAGCAGGCCGCTGGTCGTGTCCGAGATATACCGCGGAGCTGGCGGCAGATTGGATGTAATCACGGGCGAAGTGCCCGGCAGCAGTGAAGCCAGCAATGACCCGTACTTGTGTCGCGTGCTGGCCAGATAGACCCAGTCGTGCTCACGGGCGATGCGCGCATAGTCACTATAGTTGGACACTGGCAAAAGCTGGGCACGATGCTGAAACCGTATGATTGTTCGCTGCATGTGCCTGCGATAATCCTTGAGCATGGAGCGTTCCGGCAGGAAGCTGACATACAGATGCGGATGCCAGTCCATCAGCTCGCTGAAGATCTCCAGGAAATCAATGTCGAGGTCGATGTCAATTGTGCGGGGTAGGACGACCAGCAGGCTCGTACTGTCCCGCTGCGTCCGACCATATCGACCCTGGGTGACTTGCGTGGGTGACGCGAGCAAGTGGTGCGTGCGAGGCACGGCCAGCGTCGGATACTTGTGATCGAGCCAGCTGGCCATATCACGAGACAGGCAGATGACTCGATCCACCAGCATCAGAAACTCTTCGTCCAGCTGCATCCAGCTGCCCCAGCTGGGGAAGTAGAAGTGCCGCATCTTTCGTTTGACGCTGTCCGGTGCTACCACGTAGGCGGCTTCCATGGCAAACAGACTGGGCGTGAACCAACAAATGTGCGTGCAGCCATAAGCCCAGGCACAGACATCATTCCGCTTCAAGGCCCGGCGCACGTGATTATCCCAGTACGGGTGAATGCCACGCTGGACCACGCCATCCGACATCAGCACCACGCCGAAGCCGAGCCGGGTCAGCCAGTCGGCCAGCATGGTTGCCGCCAGCGCAGTCTCACCTCGCACGTAATCGACGTAAATGCCTACTTTGAGCATTGCTCGATCTCCAGATCTCAGGATGCATGAGGCACAAAATCGCAAAATCCGGATTTTGCGCGGCATCCGGGGATGACGGAGTAGCGCTGCTTCAGCCGCCAGGCAACATAGTTGAAACTAAGTTGATCCCGGTAGCTGTGGGTGTTGACCTGATCCCACCAGAGCTGGTTGAACGCCGTAGCTGCGCGTGTTGAGCCCGCGCTTATGGATTGCCGTACTACGCAGGCAGTCTCAACCAGGCCGTTATAGGGTGGATAACCCTCGGCCCTGTAGTTGGAAATCTGTCGCTGCATCAAAGCCACGTTGTCTTTCTTGAGCTGAATACAGGCATCCAGCTCCTGGTAGGCACAAACACGTTGCGGATGGCGAAACGTAGCCAGTCCGAAATACTTGGGCAGCACATCCAGCACATGGTCACGGATGCCGACATCCTTCAACCGCTGTGAGCCGTCCAGCCAGATCGTGATGTCGGCCTTGTCCGGCAGCAGGTGACTGTTGATCTTGTGCCAGCGGGCCGTGCGGCGGTTACAGAACGGGTGCTGCCAAACCAGCGGCTTGATTTCCCACTGGATGTTGGAGCTGGAATGACGAAACCGACTCGAGCCGTCAGGATTGACGACTTGGTCGGTATAGAGCACGTAGCGAACATCCTCTTCAGCTTGGCCTATCGACGCGAGCAGCGAGTTGTGGACTTTGTCGTAATCACCCGTGACGCAGCTGTAGACCAATACCGTACTCATGTTTGCCTGTACCACTTGCCTCGTTTATAGCGGTCACCACGCGACACGGCTCGGTAGTGGAAGATAAAGCTGCCCAGTGCGATGGCGGCTTTCATGCCTTTGGCTCGCCAGCGCTCTTGCAGCTCATCCTCATTGAGCGTCATCAGCGGCGTCGGATTACGTTGGCCGCGTGATGTGTGCGTGTTCACGGGACGATAATAATATGTTTCGTCGTATTTACCAGCCCGCCAGCTCTCCATTTTGGCCATTTGGAAGAATCCGTTGATCGGACTCTCCAACGCTGTGGTGCCGAACTTCTGCTGTAGTTTTACCGAAACCGTGTTGACGTAAAGGTCATCGTCACTCAACTCGTAGTCGGGAAAGTGTCGATCAATCTCCTGCCGACCCTTGGCCGTAATACCGGGAGCATTCGAGAGCGGTCCAACCAGGGCATAACCCCGCTCCAGCACTTGCAGCAGCGGCGGATAGTAATGGGTAGAAAAGACAATGTCATTGTTGCCTGCGATGGCGTAGTCCAGGCCCAGCTCATCCGCGATCGCCAGGCCCTTGTTCCAGCTTCGCGTCAAACCGCCGTTGCCTGCAAAGTGATGGATGTGGATGCTGGCGTCGTGATATTTCGCCGCCAGATCCCGCAACGACTGCTCGTAGTCGTCGTTCCAGTCCGTCGAGCCATCGTCAACCACGATGGCTACGCCGTCTGGAGTGTTGGCGAAGAACGACGACAACGCCTTGCGCGTGTAACCGTCCAGGACGATCGCGTCATACGTCGGGCAGATGAAACCGATCTTCGCCGCCATATCAGCCTCCGTATTGCTGCTGCATCATCATGGCACCGCCTTGCGTGCGGGCCTGCTGCCGGATCTCGTCCATCTTGGAACGTGTGATCGAGTGCAGCGTCGGGTTCCACTGGCGCAGCTGACGAAGCTGGGAGTCCTTGATCGACTCCGGCAGCCCCAGCAATTCGCTGGCCAGTTGAGCACCTGCGGCTTGTAGGTCGTTGGGCGTGACCGACGAATTCGGTCCCATGCTCTGGATGTAGTCGGAGACCGGCGACATCGAAGCCCCGCCGGGCGCCTGACCGCCGCCCTGAGCCGGATCGCCACCACCTTGGGCAGGTTGACCGCCTTGTGCTGGCTGGCCGCCTTGTGGTGCCATTGGGTTGACACCCTTGGCGACTTGAGCCGCAAATCCGGATTGTTCCATGAGCTCCTGGTTGCGTGCCTGCATTTCTTGCTGCTTGCGCGCCTCGTCGGCGATCCGCTTCTGTTCGGTTTCCCAGTCGTAGCCGATGGCAGCCAGGCCCGAAGTGCCCGAGAGCTGCTGACCCATCATGAGTTGCAGGGCCGACATCTGCTTTTGGACGTCGTCGGCAATTGTGACCCGCTTGAGCGAAGACTGGACCGGCTCCCAGCTCATGATGCGGCTGATTGTCATGCACATCCACTGCACAAACTCGTTGGCATCGGTCACCAGCGGGCGGTGTGTACTCTCAAACAGACGCAAGGCCACCGGAGCGGCCTGGACGTTCAAGCTGCCGTTGTAGAAGTCGACCGGCGTTCCGGCCTCGTTGAGCAATGTCTCGAAGCCTTGCTGAATCAGTTCGGTCGGTGCCAGCTGCTTGGCGTCGCCGCCCAGGACCTGATAGTTCACAGGGAACGGCAGCATCTGCCAGCTGGCCGGGTCGCGTCGACGGCGATTGATCATGTTCCGCACCTGAGAGCGGAAGTCACCCATCGAGTAGATCGACATCGGATCCTGGGTCGAAATGCCGCCCGCAGCCGTACCGTTGCGGCTTTCCGGTGTGATCAGACGGAACGGAATCACGTAGTCGAGCGCGATCGCCTCGTTGTACCGACGCAGCACCTGGACATACCAGATCTGACGATAGTTGACCAGACTGCGGGGAATACCCCAACCCATGTTGCGGATGCCCGCCAGGGTTGGTTCTTTCATATGGAAGATCGCGTCAGAGTTGAAGCGGAAGAGCTTGTTGTGTTTGACCGCCTCAAGCACCTGCTTGCTGGCTCGCTCCAGGTGGAAGAGGTTACCCTCGCGCACCATCCGCTTGTAATACTCCGGAATCCGCCAGAGGTAGGCCACTTCGTCCGTGTACGGATCGTGCAGCAGCTCCATCTCGTGCGGATTCCACCGCTTCAGGATCAGGTGATCGGCCTCTTCACGCGGCTTGTCAATCACCTGCCAAGGACCACGCCAGCCGGTCTGGGGGCAGGTGGCCACAAACTCGAACTCCGAGTTGAACTCAAAGTTGAAGTTGTGGTAGACGACCTTGAGCGGATACATGGCGCCGGTCTTGGGGCATTGCAAATAGCGCCGGAACGGTACCATCACGCTGGCAAAGCCGTTACCGTAGCAGTTTTTCGTCAGGATCGCCTGATCCACAACGAATGTGTGCGTCTCCATTTCCTGACAGCAGAAGACTTCGTCGACGATTCCGGTTTCGGTTACGCCGCGAATCCCGACATACTGCCCGTACTTGCTGTCCGGGTTCCAGTTCTCTTCAAACTTCTCCCGGTGCTTGCTCAGGAGAATGTCTTCCGGCTGCATGAACTGCTTCAGCAGTGTCATGTAGTGGATTGTGGTGTCGTAAATTCCGGAATTTGACCGGTAATTTTTGTTGTACTTGCTTAGGTCCGTGATTCGCTGTTGTGCTCGAATCGGACCAGCGCACATGCCAATACGCGGCAACTGCGCTTCAACGGCCTCCAGCGTCGCCTTGGAGATCTGTGTCAGCACAGAGCAGCCATAGGTATCCACAGTGCCGTCCGCAGCCAGGAAGCCGCACACGAAGCCATACCAGTAGCTTGCACTGGCAGCATTGTCCGGCAGCTGCTTGTAGTGGGCAGGCAGGCCGTCAATGACCGTACAGTTCTGTTCTGCCTTCTTATACGGCCTGTAACCGTGCCCTTCAAAGTAGGACAGCATTTCAGCGTCCTTGTCTCCGAAGAAGCAGGCACAGGCAACAGCCGGGCGCTCCGCACCGCCAGGCCGGGATGGCACGCGTTCATGCAGGTAACCGTCGCCGAACGTGAAACCGTGTCGAATACCTTCGAAGTAATCTTCGTTGCGTTCCGGACGCGGTGCCACGGTCCTGCGAATCTTGTAGCCGGTGCGCAACTCGCTGGTCGGCACAACGACTTCCTTGTTGGAGCAGTTCAACACAACCCACTCGTGATCTGGCGTGGCCAGTACGGTGCGGCCGTCCGAAAATTCAACTTCCAGCAGCTCCTGGCGGCCAAAAGATTTGAACGTCGCGGGACGATACACGCCGTCGCGAGACAGGACATCGACAGTCTGCCCAACCAGGTCACGAAGTTTGAACACCCCGTTCCTTGTGGTGGTCTTCACGTCGCCGTGAAAACACATGCGGTCGCGCAGCAACAGGCCTAGAAAGCTGGTGGCGTGCAGCTGGTTGTCGAGGTAATCCTTGTACTTTTTCTTCTCGTCATCGCTGGTGTCGCCGCCCAGCTCGATGTCGGTGAGGAAGTAACTGACGATACGTTCCATCGCCATCCGGTAGGTGCCTTGCACCATCCAGATATACTCAGACCACCACAACGCCGAACGCATCGTGGTGGGCATCTGGGTTGTGGCGATGTCATTGAACGGATCGGCGAAACCGACATCGCTTGAGGCCGAAGCGGCGCCACGGTTGAAAAAGGGGCTACTGGAGCCGTAAAGCGACATCGAGGATCCTCCGTGATTCGGACAGTCTTACCGGCTGGTTTTGGTGGCGTCGCGCACAATCTCGGCCGCCTGCTTCGTCAGATCGTTGTCGATCCGATTAGCCTGCTCGTCATCCATCGGGAAGCGCGTCTGCTGCTTCAACCGTGGTGTGTCGCTGGCCTGCTTGGACTGACAGCCGTTCTTGCAGCCGCCGGGTGTGCAACTATTGATTGCGCCGTTCTTTTCCATCATACCGATTCTCCTGCATGTTTGAGCAGAATGACAATATCCAGACAGCCCAGTGACCAATGTAGCCCCAGTGAGGAACAGGTAAACTTCTGCTTGAGCTTGGGCACCGTGATGGTAATCTGCTCTTCACCTAGGTTGGGAGGCAGATACTGGAAACCGTCTTCAAACCGCGTGTCGTAAACCAGGGCGACGCAGTCGGTCCCGTCAACAACAGCATGATACCGAGCTGCCATTGTACCCATTCGCGCCATTTCGAAGTAGATTTCGTACTGGGGTCGCTCAGGCTTGGCTCCGTTAAAAAACGGAATTTGAAACGAGGCGAAGTTAGACGGCTCAACCGCAGGAGGTTCTTCTGCCGGGGTTGGTTGCATGGTGTTGATTCGCTCGACCAGCGAATTGAGGACCTGCGCTTGCTGCGCCAGCTGTGCTCGCAGGAGCAGCTCAGCAGGGGAGGGCATCTGGGGTGGTGGAAAACCGCCTGCCTGGTCAAAGTAATGGGCCTTGACTGCTGCGGCCTTGGCCGCTTCCTCTTGCAGCAGTTGATTGATCTGTGACGTCAATTCGACTTTGACCTCGGCAGGCGCTTCCGGCAACGGCTTCAACGGGGCACTCACAGGTTTCTCCTTTTTTGGCTGCGCAGCCTCTTCTGCCAGCTTTTGACTTATTTCACGATAAAACGATGCCACGTCCGAGCTTGATCGCACTCTTGCGTTTTTGAATGCCGAGCTTTCCCGCATCGCACCTAGGTCGAGCACGAATCCGCCATCCGGCATACCGGGATCGACAATCACCTTCTGCGGTTGATTGTGATCAAAACCCAGGGAGACGCCCTCGTCGTTGGAGCGCGGAATCATCGTACCCGGCCGTGGACCCTTGTCCACGAAATACTGGGTGGGATCCGGCGTGTCTGCGCGAAATTCATTGTTTGCCATGCGTTGTTCCTTCTGATAGCTAAAAGAAAGGGTTGTTACGCCGAGGCCCCGTCGGCCCCGGCGTCATCTGATCCCGGCGTGTAGTAGCCACCTTCCAGATCACGCGGATCGCCCAGCCAGTGGTGTGGCTGGACTTCCAAATCCTCGGGCAATTCGTCGTTAAAGATCAGCTGCTGGGTTTCGCCGTTGCCCACCACAACCGACGTCTCGTTGGGCAACATCAGGTAGCGAAACTTGCGCCCGTCCATCCGAGTCAGCGGGGTCGAGAACGGGATGTGAGCCCCGTAGGTGACCACCGCAGCCGTCTCTGTGTCTTCGAGTGCCGCCAGGGCCTCTCGCAGTTCGTCCAGAGTCTCAAACTCGCGAATCACCGGATAGCTGCCTGACGGCATCTCACACAGAATCCACTTGTGGGCCAGATCCCGGCTCCAGCGTCTGGGGTCATGCTTGCGCTTGCTGTCGTCCAGCCAGTCCACTACGTCCTGCGGCAATCGCTTCTTCAGGTCAGCCAGTTCGATGTCTTGATCAGTGACGACCTCCTGAACCTCCCGCATAGCCTCCACCAGGCCGGGAACCTTGGCCTGAAAAGCGCTCCAGCGTTCGACCGCCTTCTTATCCTTCATCTCAGGCTCCCGTCGCAGGTATATAGGTCAACGACAGGGTTGCACCTGTGTCAGTAATTGCTGGGGCACTCACGGTGGCCACAATCGCCTTGGTCTCGTTGACCCAGGCATTGACCACCTGGTTCAGTTCGGCCAGATCCGCCGCAGCAAAGACCATGACCTTGACCAATTGATCCGGCAGCAGGAATTGCCGCAACGATGGAATGGGAAACTCAGACACGACTCACTCACCTTCGATATTGGTTGATTTTCTTCTGATGCTCCAGGTCCTGTGCCTGGGTCATGATTTCCTTGTAACGCGCAAACGCCTTGTCCTGCGTCAGGTTCTTGGCTGCAAACAGGGTGCGGGCTGCATCCACGTGAATCTGGCTTGGCTTGAAGCTGGCAATCGCCGGAGCCTGAGGCATCTCCGGCTTGCGTGTGTCAAACGCATATTGCCGCTCGTTGGTCAGCACCGCGAAGACGTTGACCGGCACGCGAGGCGTTTTGGCTGTCACCAGCTTTTGAGCGTCCACCGCCAGTGGATCGTAGATTGAGAACTTCTGCAGCGCGTACTGGTAGAGCCGCGACTGCGGAATGTCGAACTGTACGGTTTCCAGGATCGCATCCACCAGGAGGTTCCACTGGTCTTCGCGTGCGGCCCAAAGGGCATGGTTCCAGCTGTTGTCGCCCGGCAGCTGAAGCCCGCCGAAGATCGGCTGGTCGAACTTGTACCAAAAGATCTTCAGGTCGTGGCGCTGCACCGCGTCCGCCAGGTTCGACTCCGAGAAGCGACCCCAGAGATAGAGCGGTGCCGGGCTGTACCAGACATAGCCCGGAATGTCCGCCAGCTGAGCCGCCCGTTCAAACTTGATGTGATACTTGGGTACCACAAACGGCTTGAACGTGTAGAACTGGTCTTCCTGGGGACGAGGCATATCACTCATCGGTTGGCCCCTGGTATACGCCCAACCGATGGGTCAATGCCAACAAGACGGTACTGTCCAGGTCGGCGCTACGGCCGGGCCCGTGCCAGTTCGTATGCAGATTGGCAAATATCTGCTGATTGTCTCCCTTGTCGTTGTAGGCGCAAGCCCACAAGAGCTTGCAAAGCAGCTCAGTCTCAGGCAGCTCCAGGACCGGTGTGTCTCGCCAAAGCGAGGTCGGCAGCGACTGCCCTAGAGCAGCACACGACACCGCCCAGTATTCCAGGAACTGAGAAAGCCCCGGCAACCCGATAAATCGAAGCTGCCGTTTCTTGCCCGGAGCGATGTGCCATTCGGTCGGAAACCGGGAAAGCATATAACTCCGAGCTGCCAGTGCCGGAGGTAACTGCGAATCACCCGGCATGCGCTTGGCCAGCCGGAATGTGCTCACATCGTTTTCCTCGGGCACCACGATTCGGATCGCCAGCAAGTTGTTGTTCAACTCGTCCGGCAACCGCTCGGGCGGTTTTTCCATTCGCTTGTGATACTCGATCAGCTCGGGTACCGAAACTTCCGCCGCGCTCCGCGCCTTTTTGTCAGGTAAATCGGCGTAGAACTGCTCGGCCAGATCGAGATAGGCCCAGCTCAATAGGACATCCATCTTTGCTTCCTCAGCTGGTGATGATCAACTTGTCTTTGAACTGGTCGAGTGTCTCGCGGGACACCTCGCACAGCCTGGTGTCGCCGGTGAAGATCTCGACCATGCCGCCATCCGCTGGACGGACAGTCACGGTCCGCACCAGGTTGTGGCGGTTGATCTGCTCCCAGGCTTCCGAGTTCAGCTCGTCGTCCCGCAGTGGTCGATCCAGCGGCAGGAAACTGACCAACAGCGCCGCGGCCAGCTCGCACCACTTGGCCAGCCTGTGCTGGGCCTCGTTGACGTTGGCCAATGAGACCGCCCCGACACTGGTATGCAGGCCGGTGTTGGTCTTGGGCAGGTTCGAGACCAGCAGCACGTCCGGCGTGTGGTTGATCTGCGCCAGGACGAACGACTGGTAAACCTTCTGGAAGCCTACGCCATTCTTGGCACAGTCAGCCCAGACGTTGGGTGGTACAGTGACCAGATACGCCGTCGGCTGTGCCGGAACGTATCGCTTTTCCGCCAGGTGCACGACCTGCAGCTGTTGGTCTTCCGCGGTCAGCAGCTTGTCTGCAATCTGGGCCGCCACGAACCGCAGCGCAGTCGGGTCACCCACAAACAGCACGCGCGACGTTCGACCCAGGCCTTCAGCCGGAGCGTCAATAAACATGTCGCCTAGGTCGATCTTGGAATTGATTCGCAACTGTAGCCGAGCGGCTTCGGCCCGCTTGCGTGCCTCTTCCTGCTGGTGTGTGTGGTGCTCCACGATCGACTCAAGCCAAGGAAAGATCACCTTGGTCAGTCCGTCAAAGAGTGTGCGCTCGTCAAACGGCTGCTGCGCCTGCACGGCAGCCGAGTTGACCAGCAACTCACGAATCATCTCCCGCTGCCGGTCGGTGATCGACGTGCCGTCGGGATCGACGGTTTTGAACTCCTTGAGCAACGAGTCCAGCTCGTAGACGCAGACTGTGTAAAGCTGCCTCGACGCCAGCATGCCGGAGACGGCCTTCACGAACTTGGCGTTCTGTTTGACCAGCAGATTGGCCAGATCGCCCGCCTGCTCCATCTCCTGCTTGAGCGCCTCGTCGTCGCTCGGGTTCACTGCTTCCTGGTCCGACATCGGTGTCCTTCCTAAAATCCGGAATTGAAACTCACTCCACGCCTTCAGCCGCGGCCAGCAGATCGCCGATCCGGGCCACGAACGACTCGACTTCGTCGAGCTCGAATGTTACCAGCCAGTTGGTCCGATTCTTGCGGTGGAACACCACAGGGACGTTCCCTTCTTTGGCGTCGCGCTTGGCCTGGGCAATCGCGTTGTGGATGTTGAGGGCTTCGACCCGCTTACACTCCACGTGAATGCCTGTCAGGCCGACCACGTCTTCACCTTCAATCCCGCTGAACTGTTGACCACGACGTGCCTGCGTCCCAAACAGGCGATTGAACTCACCGGCCAACTCTCGCTCGCCGACCGCGCCCTTGGCACGGGAATTGATCCTTTTCTTGGCCATCCGATTCTCCTCAAATCAAGCGTTGTCTGCGTTGTGGCCGCCGTGATTGTGACAGGGCCGGAGTCGTTCGCACAGGACGAACCGGACCCTCCGGTTCCGATTTTCCTGATACGGCTGCCGCTCTTGCCCTATCTTTTTGATATTTGGCGGTTTCCTCCTCGAAAATCTGCTGTAAGTTTGCGGCGTTTAATTCGCCAGCGGGGCGAGGCAGGACTCGATTCCGATATTCCTCCATCACCCAATGTAAGCAGAGTGAATCGTATCCTGCGTTATGCAGTTGATTAACGTCCACCCCGTGCCGGGAGATGAGATCGTAATGTTCGAGGATAAATTTCAGGCCCCACTTCACTCCCGTGACCCGGGTATGGCAGACACGCTGAAAGTAAGATTTCAGCGTGTCTGCTCGTGTCGGCATCATGGCCAGTCGATAGTTTGCCAGATTGGAATCCTGGGCTTGCCAGATCTGGTTTGCCTTGAAAATCGCGCCTGTGTCAAAGTAGCCGTTCGCCGGAAGTTCGAAGCTCTTGTTCAGGAAGCGATCGAAATTACCACGAAGCAGCCGCTCGTCGGCGGACTGGCCATTTTGCGCTACAAAAGGGAGCCCGCGTTTGCTCCAGGTGGCGAACAGCTTGTGGTAAAACCGAAGTACCTGAAGCGGATCCTGCCCTTCACCTTTGACGACATGGGGTAACAGTCGCCAGCCGGGACCGACCAGCGATCGCATGTTGTTGAGCTTGTAGTCCAGCCAGGTGGCTTGAACTTCCGGATGGTTGTACCAGTTCAACACCAGGTTAAGCTGGTCGACGATTTTGCCGTCTTCTACCATCGTATGACCGATTTCGACAATCAGATCATTGCGATCGTCGGAGCCGGTGAACTCCGTATCAAAGCAAAGATAAGACCGGGGAAACTGATGCCCATACTTGACGGTGAACGTCTGATCCCAATCATTGATGATCATGCAGCTTCCCTAGACCTTCCCTCACTTACGGATTGCTTGCAGCCCTGCGCGCAATCGGACCTTAAATTGCTCCCAGCGCCGACGGCGTCTGGACATGCCGGTGTACCGGTAGAACTGGTCAGCGTAGCCCAACAGGTCGGTCACTGTCATGAGCGGGCCTTCTCCGTTGATCGTAGCCTCGCGCACACCGGCATACTGGATGGCAGCGTAACACGCGCCAATATGTGCCATTACAGCAACCTGAGCCGCAGGCTTGCAATCCAGAAAGCCGGATTTCTTCAACCCCTCGAACAGGCTAAGTTCCGGTTCCTGCGCCGCAGACGCCAGATAGCAGCAATAGGCGCCGCACGCCGCCCCCAGATCGTCAAGCGTAATCTGCTCTCGATCGAGCACGCTGTCCAACTCGGGCCAGACACGATCCTCTAACCTACCTGCGACCAGCTCCATCACCTGCTGAAAGTTGTGTGCCACGTCACGAGACGGGTTATACAACCGCGGGTCACTGGAACTCATCCGAGCCTGTAACGTCATAGCTTCCTCAGTTCAAAGACACAGTTGACACACGTCCCCGGATGATCAAACTCGTTTGGGTCTGTGAACCCGAGCTGTTTGCACCGCGGACAAGTTTGCCGCCTATAAGTTACCGCATGTGTCGCCAAGACGCAGCGGTCTACTCCATACGGGCAAAGAAAACACTCCAAGGAATCCGAAATTCCGTTGATGCATGGGTTCTGCTGCCGGTCTCGGGCAGCGATGAGTTGCTTATTATATTCCATCGTGGAATGCGTATGGCCTACTTCAACAGCAAACGGGTCGGTTTGCGACCGGTTTGGATCCAGCAGCAGAAAACAGCGCAGTCCGTAAAACTGCTGCACATCCAGAAAAAGGCCACGACCTTTCTGCTCACCACGCTGGTTGACGTGCGACCGGCCGAAGCCGAATCCCAGGCCCTTTTCGTTGCGATACCGAGCCATATAGTTTGTCTTGTTGAGCGACCAGCTCTGTGCCAGAGTCTTGGGCACCAGGGAACCACCCAGACTTTGAAACGTGAAAAGGTTGGTCAGGCTTTTACCCTTACGATGTGTCTCCACACCGCAGATCTGCACCGGAATCCACTCAAATACACGCTGTCGTGTCCAGGGTGGTACCGGCTTGACCGACCGCAGTTGCTCGATATTGGCTGCCAGGCGCCAGCAGGTTGACACCAGCAGGTCGTTGGTCAGCTCCTTCTTGAGTAGGCTCTTGACGCTGTCATGCACCACGTCGCGCAAGATTCCTTCCGGCAATGCATAGTGCAGCCGATCCACGAACTCATAATACTTGTCCGCGATCAGCTGCTGCCCGACAAAAGGAGCCAGTTTGGAAATCAGCGCATTGCGACGCGCCACAATCGCCTTGATCGAGATCGACGGCAGCGGTGGATGTTTGGCTTGCGTCATCACCCCTCCAAAATGTCTTGTGCGGTCAAATCAGTGTCGATGTACTCGTTCTCGACCCAGCGCACAAACCGATCGGACGTTTTGTTGCGGAACTCGTGGCAGACGTGTCCGTCCTCCGACCGGCCGCAGTCAAAGTAAAACCAGCCGTCGAAGACCAAGCCGCCGTACGAAGTCCAGGTCTCAAGCAGTCGCGTAGCCTCGGCCGGAGAACCACCTGCATTCAGGTAGGACGCGTAGGCTTCCAAGAACATCAGTTTCCGCTTGTGTGCGGCCACCTGATCCGGGGTTGGATTGAAGCTGCTCTCCAGCACCTGAACATGCGACGCGTTGCCTCGTATGTTCAAACCCACCACCAGCTCGCTGGTGTAGTTGTGTACGTCATGGCGCCGTTCAGCAAAGTAACCATCGCCCGGCTGCATTTGTTTCCAGTCAAAGCTCATCGTTTCTCCTTATGCCTGATAGAGCGCGACCTCGTACCGCGAGATGCGCAAATCAAAATCCTGATGAGTCAGCGGCGGTTTGGTATTGCCGTCTGCCCAGACATAGCGTTCGTTCTGCACGCCGATACCGCGGCGACCCTTACGACCGCCCACATTGATGTGTACCACGGGCACACCCGTACGCAGTCCCCGCATGGCGCAGCTTTCACAATGACACTGCGCTTCTTCGATCGCATGTATCACCGATCCATTCTGTTGGCGGATCAGCTCGCCCAGGATCGAATCACCGCCATTGTGGTAGAGGGCCGGGAACGGATAGTTCCACTGAAGTAGGAATGCCGTATCAGCCACCCACCAGCCGCCGGTAGCAAACCGGTACCGATGCTTGGCATCTACGGGCTTGTTGTTGTACCAGGGCTGGCGCACGATTACCTCATGCTGCCGCCCACGTTGCTGGATGTAGTGCGGGACGCCCAGTTGTAGCATGCCGCGACTGTGCTCTGCGATCCGATGCCACCAAGGCACGCCAGTGGTGTGGTCGAGGTAGCTATCGTCATCAAACCACATAATCTTGTCAGCCGGAGTACGGTCACGAAACATCTGACGCATCAGTGGGTATTTACCCAGGTTCAGCCCCATGTCTTCTTCGTAGGTGTAGACCGGACAGCGATGCATCTGCTGCAACGCCCAGGCGACAACGACTTCTTTCGTCTCATCACAGACTGCATTCAGACCTAGACGGAAATCCTGCACGTAGGCATGGCTTTCCAGCGAGTTCAGAAGTCGTCGGGCCAGTTGTGGATGGTCGCCGTAGAGCACGGCACATACGGAAAACATAAGAACCTCCGAGCGCCAAGTGATAAAAAAAGCCCGCGAAACCTGTTCGCGGGCGACGAAGAAGACCAGCCGTCAGCGAGCGACGCTGGCCCGGCGAGGCAGCTTTCGCTCAACGACGGGCGCTGGGGCTTCCTCTTCGTATTCCTCCAGTTCAGGCTCCGCGGCAGCCTGCTTGGCCGCCATCGTTGCTGAAGTCGTGACCACTTTCTGGGCTCGGTGCATAACCTTGTCCAGCCGGTTTACTGTTTCCTGGAAGTGACGAATGGCTTCCTCGATCTTGGCTTTGGTGCTGCTGACGTTCTCGACAAACTGGCTGTCGATCTCTGCGGGCGCCATTTCCAGGAAAGTGCTCTCCAGGGGCTCAGCCAGCGCGGCCACATAGTTGTCGGCCAGCTGTGTCGTAGTGTAGAGCTTTTGCATCATGGCATTGGGCGTCTTGGGCAGCAGCGGCTTGCGCCCGCCCGAGCGTTGAATGGCGGCTTCCTTCTTGCCCTGAAGTTCCAGGGCCAGCTCGTTGGCACTCCAGCAATGCTGCCGAATTTTCTTGAGCACCGCCAGCTGTTTCTTCTCGTCACCAATTTTCTGGAGTTCCTTGAAGTGACTCCAGGTCAGGTAAAGGCCGTTGGCCATCCGCTCTTCCACCTGGGACTGCACGAAATCCCGAGAAAACGCGGCCGACACGTTCCGCAGATCGTAGAGCGTGGTCGGATTCAAGTTCGGCTGGTTCCAGTAGGCGGCCAGCTTACGGATTTCGTTACGCTTCTGGTGTTCATTAAGGGCTGCATCCTCGTGAACCTGGTTGACAATTGAACCCAGGTCATACTGAACCATGAGTGCAATCTTGTAACCGGCTGTGATCTTGCGAGCACCCTCCAGGGCCGCGTGCCGCGTCACTTCTGCCATGTCCTCGAAAATTGCTTCCCGGGACTTGAGAGTCATATCCGATGTCTGTGCCAACATGTCATGGGTCCTTCTTAAAATCTGGAATTGAAGTCACATCCGCCAGGCCAGTCCCTGGTGGATGTGGTCGATAAACCCGGCGTAAGGTTGTACGGCCAGGGTCATCGCGTGTTTCTTGCCACCCTTGAACAGGTGACAACTGGCCTGGGGCGGAACAAACAAGTCCCAGTTCCCGTTATGTAAGACCAGCCCCTGGGCGAACCCCTTGCGGGGGAAGATCATCGCCAGCGGCCGGTCTTTGTACTTAGGATACAACTCTTCAAACCGCTCTTCGTACTTCTTGACGAACGGCAGATTACGAAACGTCTTGAACCAGTTGGGATGGACAGCTCGTCCATCCCGGTGGATTGGCGGTTCGTCTTCCAACTGTTCGGCAAAGAGATACATCGGAAAAGTCCCGACAACGCGGTTGAAATCGTCGCAAGTATACCCGGTAAAATCCGCACTAGACTGAAGTTCCCGTCGCGGCGCCTCGAGTTTGAGGCGGCGCAACGTCCATTCTACCCTAGCTGATTCCCAGTGCCTGATCCGCCCTTCTGCCTGCTCAAATCTTTCGATTAGACTCAGCAACGGGTTCAACGGGTTGATGCGATCCATCGGTCACTCCGCTTGTTGTTTATGTTGCGCCACGAGATCGTCAAACGGAAGTTCAAGCCGTACACGACGTTTGATGTTCAAAGCGTCACGAATCCGCTCGCAGACTTCCTCGTTGTCCTGAATCATCTGGCCCACTTCCTGGAACGGCAGGTACTCGCCCTTGGCCATGCCGACCGCCCGGAAGTTGGCCAGGCACTCGATATCCGCTGTCGGACTCTTGCAGTCAATCAACAGTTCCCGATCCTTGAGCCGCTGTCGGGCCGTGCCGTCCAGCTCGTTGAGCAGGGTGCAGATGGCCCAGTTCCAGTCCCACATGAAGACGTCACGTGGGCGACCTGTTTCCGGGTCGTCCTCGATCCACCAAAGGAACCGGGTCTTGATCGCCCGGCCCGTTGGCCCAAAGGAATTCTTGGAGCAGGCGATCTTGATGCCAATCCCCTCAAACTGGGAATTCTTGAACTTGGACTTCCAGACTGAGTTCCGCAATTCAAAACTTTCGTGGAAGTTGAAGGTCTGTCCGCCCAGCGTGTACTGGTGCGTGTTACCCATGTCGTCCGTCTTTTCCTTGAGGTGATTGACGATCAACAGGGTAAACGGCCAACCCTCGAAGTATCGCTTGATGCCGGGCAGATAGTTCGAGTTCTTGAGGGCGTTGATCGGGTGGGACCGTCCGACCATACCGTCCTTACGAATTTTTTCCTGAATCTCCTCCGACGTGGCCCCAGCCAGGGAGTCGATACAGAAACAGATCGGCACCGTCTTGCCGGGACCAGGCGGATCGCTGGTCTTATCCAGCATCTTCCGCTGCATCTCGGTTACATAGTACGAGAGGATCTGCTGCATCACCTCGACCGAGTTGGCTCGGTTTGAAATGATCGGCGTCTGATCGTGCTGCACCCGCATGATGTCGCAAGCGAAGTCTGCGTCAAACTTGTCCTCGGTGTCGATATGCACTGCGATGCCATTCCGCTCATAGAACCAACGGAAGAACTCGTAAGAGAGGGCTGACTTACAGCTACCCCACGATCCAGCCAGCATCATGACGCTGGAGAGCGGGAAAACGTCATTAGCAATCAGATACTCGAACGCCAGGGACGGCGTGGGAATACCGATGGCTAGCTGAGCCAACTCCTCACGCGAACCAAAAACGCGGTCGGCACCGAACTTGTCTCGACCCTGATCCAGCAGACTGGCCATCATTTTGGAACGCGACTCGGCACCGTTGCTGGCAGACCAACGCTGCCGAACCGTCTCCTTCTCCTGCTTGTTCAGCTTGCGATTGTCCACCATCGAGATCATCGGTCGGCGCACAACAGTCGGTTCAGGTTCAGGTTCGGCTTCGGGTTTGGCTTTCTTGCCAACTTCCGGTTTGGTCTTTTTTGTTGGGGCCACCTTTTTGGTTGCCTCGGGTTTTGGTTTTTTCAATTCCGAATTTTGCCCGGGACGCACCAGCGGTTTGATTGGCTGCGAAGTATCTCCCGCCATGCTTTCAAATTCATCTTCAAGATCTGCCATTAGTTACTCCGTATGTCAGGCAAAGGGAAAGGCCGGGGCACCGAGCCCCGACCCTCTGTGAAAACAACGATCAGCGGGTGCGACGCTTGGGTGCCGGTTCAGGCGCACTTGACGGCCGACTCTGGCTACGAGCAAGACCCTTGGCTTTGGCCATGCTGTTGTTCAACTGGTCGGTGAGCGCGTCGCCCGCCGCTTCATCGTCCCAGCTATTAAAGTCTTCGGAATCTTCCGACTCTTCGTCGTCGGTTTCCTCAAGCTCATCATCGTCGCCGTAGTCGTCATCCTCTTCAATCTGAGCCTGAGTACGGCTCGGCTTGCTCGGAATTTCCTCTTCGGCATCCTCGTCCAACTCAAGTTCAAGCTCGTCCGCAATCGCGGCCGCTTTGGACTTGGGTTTGCTGGAAGCTCGCTTGAGATTTTCGGCTTCGAACTCGTCCGCAATCGCGGCCGCTTTGGACTTGGGAGCTTCGACTTCAAACTCGTCGTCACGTTCCCTCGACTTTTTGTACCCGGACTGCGACAGGTCAGACGTCGCCGCCCGGCGATGTACCGGAGCTTCCTCTGCAAAGTCCTCGTCCGGTTCCACCTGAGCGGGCCGGGAACGCTTGGCCGTGGTCTCTATCGTACGGCGGGCCGGAGGGGCTTGCGGTTCGGCATCCTCCTCGTCTGCTTCGATGGCAGGCATGACAACCGAAGTCCGGTTGTTGAGTATGCCCTGCACCGAGCTGAAGTTGAGGTATTCCGGATTGGACATCCAGGAGAACTCCAGCAGCTTCGGAATCGTGCGGAAGCCTTTGGCAATCCAGACGCAGCGTTCTTCCAGGGACGGCTCATGCAGCAGGTAACTGTCGGCCGGATCCTGGTCGAACTCCTTCCAGAAGAAGAGGTGCTTGGCCAGGATGTTGTCCACCTGATCAGCATTTAGACTGGCCGAAAGAGTGCCGTTTGGACCCTCATACTTGGTGCTGACCGCGACTTCATACTCGACGATCGCCTTGTCCGAAGACGAGCCTTTGAACGTCGTGTGCTTGTCGATCGTCACGTGATCCGGATTATAGAACGTGAAGAACAGACCACCCTTGACCGTGTTGGTCGCAGGCTGGAACCGGCCGCACGGATCACCGTAGGTGAAAAGCACGCTCGGGTCGATGGTTTCGTCGCCGGTCCATTCCTGCTTCTCCTTGTTGGCGAGCTTGAAGATCCGGCTGCCTGCCGAAACGGGCAGCTGCAACACGACCAGCGGATCGTTGGGTGCCTCACCCAACGGCAGGCCGTTGCGTAGTATATCCTTGACGATCGTCTTGCTGCCTTTGGTGTACTCAATGTGCTCCCGAGTCAAATCCAGATTTGAACCGTTCTCGTAGACTGAGGCGACCACGAAATACTTGGACTTGAAGGCCGAGAGCGCGTGATACTGGCCAGCCATGAGCTGATTCCAGCGCGGATCCCACATGCGGCCGTTGCCAAACTCACCCATGTCGCGAGCCTTCTTGGCCGTGACGTAGAGCTTGACATAGGGCTCGTCCCAGAAGCTGATGTCATCCACCACGCGTTGGCGGTTACGTGCAATGATGTAGCTGAACTGTGCGGGGTCCTGCCCATTCAGCAGGGCGTAGCCGGACTTCTTACTCAGACCGGCGAATTGTACGCAGGTAGCAGGCTCGGAAATTGACATGCCGCCCAGACCAGCGGTCTGCTGGGTGCTTAGGCGTCCATTGAGAAGTGCGTCACCCGGTTGTTCGGGGTCAAGCATGTTCCAGATACGAATGACCGCTTTACCGCCTTCGTAGCAACGCAGGCGGTCGTAACGGACGTTCTGGAGTTTTGGATTGATTGTGTAGTCACCGCGTAGTAAGCCGTTATTGCCTTGGTCTTGATCGGGCTCCATTCGGCGATTGATGGATTCACGTGTGCGAGGAACGAGAGTACGTTTGGCGCGCATGGGTTAGATGCTCCTTGAGTGTAGATTCGAGATAGTGCCGAAGACTTGCTCAACGATCTTTGCGATCGCGACGAGCTGATTGTTGGCTGTACATTCAACGGGAATGAAACGCGACTGAAGTGGATGGCGAGCCATCAGCTCCTTGGCGTAAAACTCCCGCGTCCGTGCTAGTAGGTTTACGTCTGCCTCATTGATGTCGGCAGCTCGACCAGTGTACGTCCTGGTCTCCTTCTTTGCAATATTCTGGACGGCGAAATTCACCGGCATATCCAGAAAGATGATGACATCCGGAATGGGCATCCGGAGGATGCCGTATTCCAGCGTCACGAAGTGGTTGACCACCGCGTCGCGCTCGTCCGGAGACGACTGCATCGCGGCATAACAGAGATTCGACGTGACGTACCGGTCGGCCAGTACGAAGTCGTTTTGGGCCAGTTCCCGCTCAAGCGCAGGCTTGAGCTCAAACCGGTCCAGGGCGTAGAGCGAGCCCCAGAGGTAGGGATGGATGCCGGTCCCGAACTCGCCGTTCAGGTATCGGCCCACCAGTTTGCCGCAGCTCGTCTTGTCGTAACCCGGAAAGCTGAACTTGCTGGATTTGTAGCCCAGCTTCTGCAGACGCTCGTTCAGCAATCCGGTTACTGTCCCTTTGCCTGATCCATCCAGTCCATCAATGACAACGAACACCATTTCCTCCGTTCTTTTTTCCTGAGCCAGTTAGTGTATTCCTTGTCCTCCAGCTCGCGCGGTGGCCGGACCTTGCTGGCCTGTACCACCGAACGCTGCGGCTTGGGTGGGCCGGGCTTGCTGTAGGTCACCACGCAGCCCTCGGCACCGCCGTGGCCCACAGGAATACCCCGTTCCTCGGCTTCCTGGGCTGTCAGCTTCTCGCCCCAGTGATTCATTACCTCAGCTTCAATGCCGAGGTAATACGGACCGCTGCCGGTTGGAATACCGTCCAGCGTGCTGGGATAGATCGGCACCGCTTTGCGCATGAAAGTCGGCAGCACATACTCACACACGTGCTCGACATATTCGTTGGGCACCTCCAGCAGGATGGCGTCGTGGATCTGCAAGACAATCTTGAAGACGTCCCGGCCCCGCTTGAGCTGGCGTGCTTTGTAGTCGTAGATGTAGGCCAGGGCGCGGCTCACGGCCGAGGCAATCATTGACTGGATCGGAAAATTCATGGCCTGTCGCCCGAACTCCGCACGCAACGACTCGTCGCTGCTGGAATCAGGGAACCGCCGGAACCGGCCGTAGCAGTTACAGAGGTAACGCTCGGTGACCGGTTCGTTGGTGCGCGGATCAATATAGACCCCGGCCGCACGTTGTTGACACTCATCAAAGAACGGCTTGAGGAGCGGGTACATCTGGAAGATCGCGTCAATCACGGCCTGGGCCTCGTTGACGTCGATCTGAATGCCCTGCTCCTTGGCCGCCACCGCGATCGCCTTGGCCCCACGACCATAAGCGATCCCGAAGATCACCGACTTGGCCACGATCCGGATGTGCTTCTTGCCAATGCTTTCCAGGCCGCTCTTGGTAGGCGGACAGGTCAGCTTGAACGCAAAGCACGCCACATTACTGTGGATGTCATAGTAATCCGGGTGGTCTTCCGGCAGCTGGTTACGCTGGGCATGGGCAATCATGTTCGGGTCGCCCGACATGACCGCCATACCGAAGAGCTCGGCACCGACATAGTCAGCTTCCACCAGCGTGTGCCCGGGCGACGCCTTGAGGACGCTCCGCAGGCTGTATTTGTACTGGTCACCCAGGAGCCGCTTGTAGTCAGGATCGCGCTGCTTGCTGATATTCTGCAAGTTGGGGCGCGCGCTCGACCACCGGCCGGTTTCCTTGGTCTGGTAAATGTGCGTCCTGACCTTGCCGTCATCGCAACACATCGACGCCAGACCGTCCTCGTACTCCATGAAGCCGTCTTCGTTGTAGATGGTCTCTTCGGTGACGTCGTCCGTCTTGGGCGGCCGAAGCAACGTCTTCAGGACCTGGTCGAGGAACCGGTAGTCACGCAGCATGTTGACCAGGCGGCCCTGTCGTTCACTAGGCGCACTTTGCGCCAGGAGCGACATCACCTGCTTGTTGGTTGACGGGGCATGTTCGTGCTCCCGATTCATCCGCTGGATTTCCCGCCACGGCTTGGGCGGCTTAGACGTGTCAAAAATCGGTGTCAGCCCAAGCGTCGCCGCACCTTCCGGCCGGATCCGCACCGGATTACCCGTCGTCTTGTCCAGGCGACCGTTCAGCTTGTGCCCGAAGAGAAACTCGCGCACGTGGTGGGTCGACCGGATGTTGAAGTCGGGCCACTGGATCTCTTCCCGCAGCTTTGACTCCAGGCCGGTCTTGGCCTCGATGAACCGAGCCGTGAGGAAGTCGATCCGGTTACGGTCGACCGTGATGCCGGTCCGGTGGATCTCCAGCACAGCGGGCGTGGCGATCTGGGATTCCCAGAACGCTTCCCGGCAGTTGTTGCCTTCGTAGTCCTCGTCCAACAGCAGGTCGAACTTGTAGAAGAGTCGGAGCGTGACGTCGGCGTCATAGATGCCGTATGGCAGCAGGATCTCGTCCGGGCACATGCCGTACCCTTCGAGCGCCTTGTTGCTCAACCCCTCTGTGCGACAGTAGTCGGTCTTCCACTGTTGCAGCGCCTGGTCGTACCGTGGCGCGGTGGTGTAACGCATGGCCAGGGTCTCCAGCTTGTAGCTGGCCGTCTCCTCGATGGCGTGCGCCATCAGGCCGGTGTCGGCCCCGCCTTCAAACTTGGTGCGATACCAGGCCGGAACCCGGTCGCCGTCCTTGAAGCCCTCCTGGCGGTAAAGCCGGTAGAGCCTGCGGGTCTTCTTGTGCCGGTTGGTCGCATCCAACACAAAGTCGTAGAGCGGGGCCATGAAGCATTCCTGGATGTTCAGGCCATAGGCCACCAACCACTCCAAGTCAGCATTGAAGAAGTGTCCGACCACACGCTTGCGGCGGAACTTGATCTTCTCCTGGCCCAGATCATACTCGCCACCCTTGAAGAAGGTATTCAGGAGCTCGATCGACTTGGTGCGGATACCCCGGTCAGTCACCTCGTCGTCCGCACCAGTAAACCCGGCGACTGGTCGACCGCCCGGCTCGTGCAGCTTGATGCCGACTGCGTGCTTGGGCTTCCAGGCAAACTGGATCGTCCGCATGTAGCTGCCCGCATTGACCGGGTGCTGGCCATGCCACTCGGCATCCACCGCGATCACGTCGTCTTCTTTGGTTTCATCCTGCTCGATCTGGATCAGCAGGTCCAGCAAATCCCAGTGATCGTCCACCGTTTTGTGGTCAACGGTTTCAGTGGCACCGACATCAGCGCCGTTGACCATCGCCACAAAACGGGCCAGGCCGTTCTCCAGCTGGCGCAAGGCCGACTGGTCACGGAGGACCTGCTTAGGGTGGACGACCGTCATGACCTTGGCTTCACGCCAGCTTTCGGCTTCTTCCTTGGCCGAATACGCCGTGTTGTAACGGAACGTGCCGACGCGTCCTTCCATATCCGTGACGCTGGACCCATTACCCAGGATCGCCTTGCTGGCATCGCCACCCAGACAAAGGATGTAGTCCGGCTGGACGATCTTGATCTCCTGCATGAGCAGGTGCATGCAGTCCTTGACCCAGACCGACTTGAGCACGGTCTTGTAGTCAGGCGGCATGAACTTGACCAGGTGTGTCACGTAATACTTGCCGACGCCCTTGGCCTTGAGCCTCTGGAAGATGTCAATCAGCAGCTTACCCTCTTCACCGTTCAGGCACCGCTGCTGGTTGATCTCCGTGACCCAGGGATTCTTGTTGATAACCATGACCTTGGCCGCCCTCGGCCCGGTCCCGTGGTCGCCACCCCAGATATGCCCAGGGACGAACATCGCTTCCTTTTCTTGGTGCGGCCCGACTTCCACCGGTAAGGTGAACTCAGGTGTGCGGAGCGCCCGTTGAATCAAATCCTGGAGTGCGTCACCGTACGCCAGCTTTTTGACAACAGTCTTCTTGCCGTCGGCACCTTTGACCGATTCTTCTATGATCCGACTCTCTTTATCGCCAAGCGCATTCACGTGGCTGATGAAAGCAGAGTTGGGCGGCAGGATCGGCAGACCAGGAGCATCCAGCGGGAAGATCGCCGAGCCAGTCTGCATGTCGTGCAGACGCTTGGCCTGCACCTGGGCTCGCATGGGGTTGACAGCGGGGGCCGTCAGCTCGATCCCGCCTTTCTGTATCCGCAGCTTACGACCAGGCAACGCCATCGTTTACCTCCGTTTCCAAGAAATATGCACGCCCTTTTCGGCGGCTTGTTGGCTGATATAGGGTCTGAGAAAATCCCGAGAGAGTGACCCCGGGTCAGTTCCGTCCGGTAATTGCACGCTGCAAAATCCGGATTTGAGTTGTTCGTTGAGCTTCGTCTCGATTTCCGAAGAGCGCTCTGCCAGCTTCTCTTTCACGTCCGGATCGTAGAGTAGCACGCCAGAATAGTCGCGAAAGCCCCGTCGAAACAGGGTCTGCTGCTGCGTGGTAAAGCTGGCCCCCAGCGTGCACATGGCTTGAGGCCCAATCCGCCAGACGTCCGTCACACCTTCGACAACGATCCCGGTCTGATGCCGGACTGCGTTGCCGAAGTTGTAGAGAATCTGACGTCTGGGTGTGCCTGGTGCCGTGTAATACTTGGGGAGATTGGAAAGTTTCCAGTTGGTTTCATAGGCCGCACGCGCCTGCCAGCCCACCATACGTTTGTTGTGGTAGATGGGGATGATCAGACGATCCTGGCAGATGTAGCGATCGGCCTCGTAACACCAATGGACATTCCAGAACCGCCCGATCACGTCCGGGTCAAAGTCGCGGCTTTCCAGATAGATCCGGGCTTCGTGTGCGGCGGGGAGTTTGTCCACACGCGTCACCTTGCCCGGCCAGTTCATTCGCACGGCATCGACGTCGATGTCACGGCCGGGCTGGATCTGGGCGGTACGCAGCTCAACCAGCTTGTGTCCGAGCAGCATCTGCTCGAGCTGCTGATACGTTTCCTGGTCTTTGTTGGCGAGGGGGCAACCCGCGTTGAAGCAGGTCGCCAGGTGGGTCTGCGGTCGACGGAATTCGTCGTCCGTACCGTACCGATGGTTGATGTAGCACCGAAAGCGGGTGTCGTTACAGAAGGGGCAGCAGACCGCGTAGTATTCACCCGGATGTATGATGAACGGCTTATGCTTGCCGCTCGTCAAATCCATGCGCAACTTGCGGGTCTGATTTTCTCCTGGGTTACGAACCTTGACGTACCTGAAGGTAGCTACACAGCGACGATACAGAGCCCGGTTCAGGGCCTGCTTTTCGTCATTCGTCATGGTTCTGTCCTTAATCGGTGTACGAAGCAGTGTCTTCGTACGTTGTCTCGGCTGCGGTAGTCATTGGAGGCAGTTCTGGTGGATCCAGGTCATTGAAGACACCGTGATTTAGCGCAGGCGCATTGCCAACCAACGAAGCCGTGGCCTTGTCCACGATGTTGCCCCGATTGTCGATTTGATAGTTGTCTGGCGAGAGTACCAGATTGAACTCACCATCGACTTTGATAATCGTGGCAGGTAGTTTTCGGTAACGCCGGTGCTTGGTACAGGTGATCTGACCCAAGCCATCAATGTTCAGGTTGCCAACCACGAACGCGAAGTTGAGATTTTCTGCGAACGACTTGGAACCTTTGGCGTCGGTGTGGTGCATCGTCGCCGTGGCGCTCAGCTTGGCGTTGGCCTGGCCCGAAAGCTGGTGCATGAGCCAAGTGTGACAGTTGAAAAACTTGGAAATCTGATGGACGACCTGTTCACCGGCCTGCTGATAAGTCTTGTGATCCTCAGCCTGCTTCTTGGCATTCTTGATTGCCAGGTCACGGTCCACCATCAAACCCAGATAATCCACAATCACATTTCGGACGTAGTATTCCGGTCCACGCAACCTCAGCTCCTGACGGATCCGTTGAACGATTTCCGGAATACCTCCGCTGCCTGCCGTTGGATGCTCCGGATCAGAGCCAGAGAAGTCGAGACAGAGGGTATGTGCGTTTACCCAGGGCTCGATCTCAGCCACGCGTTGTTTTTCGGTCTTGAATACAACATCAGTCAATTGCTGCTTGAAGCGTTCTTTTTCATAAGGCAACGGATTATCCGGATCGTCACCCAGTGCGTCGATCCCATCCATACCCATGCGTTCCAGGCTGTATCGGCTTACCTGAGCCGAGTACATGACCAGACGATGCAGGATTTCTGGTGCCAATGGTGCTTCGTAGGTCACCAGCACAGAAAGGCCTTTACGTCCGTCCCAGTTTTCAGACAGCGTATCCTCGTAGCACTGCTGTGCTGCGCAGGACCAGAGCATGACGGCCACGGTCGTCTTACAGGTACCGTAAGGGGCCATGAAGCCGTAGGCTTCGCCTGCCGCCGCACCGCCACCCATATAACGATCCAGGAAACCAAGTCCCGTGGACCGAATATCCATCGGTCGATGCTTTGACCAGTTGGGACCCATTGTCAGGGTCGCTTGTTTCTTCTGCGACGTCATCTCAATGACGTCGAGTTCAGCCTGGTGCTGCTGCAATATGAACGGCAACTGATCCAGGGACGGCGCGTTCCGCACCGTGACCTCGATCTTGTGCTGCGTATATTGCCAGAGGAGTCGTTTGCCTACCTTGAAGGCAAAGTTCTCCATCTTTTTACCGGTGGGCGGACTATCGTGAAACAGCTCGGGATCGTAAGCGAACTCGAGAAATTCCTCGAGATCCAGCCGACTCTCTTCCGAGACGATTTCCGAATCCGCCTCGAAGTGGCTCTCGAGTTCTGTCCAGACCTCCGCCGATGTGGGCAACGCAGCGTTGTCCTGGAAAAGGTCCAGCATCACCCGGTAGAGCAGGCGATAGCTTTCTTCAGAAAAATGATCGACTGTCAGCTTACCCTGGAAATCGGCAAACACAGCTTCGTTGTGAAGCAGGATCGCCATAAACAACCGTACATGGGCGCCTGACAGTCTCGCAGACTGCCGGTCTTGCTGCATGAGCTTCCTTTCGCAAAATACACCCATTACTGCCCACGGGCAGCCTCCAGAAGAGCAAATGCCGCTACACGAAATCCCGATGGAAGCACGTTACCCCAGGCCCGGTCATAGAGATCGGGGAACAACGTGTAATCCATCGCCGCCAGGAATTCGTACCGCTTGCCCAACTTCTCGAGCCGGTCGCAGTACAAATCGGTTTTATCGGCCTCCCGGATCTGTTTGCTGGACGACATCGCCAGGCAGTACCTGAACAATGGCGACAGCTCCAACCGGTCGTCGACGATCGCGTAATATACCGCCAACGAGAGTGTGTGACCACCCCCCTTTTGGTGCCTTATGATCGCCGACCTTGCCCGTTGGCTTTCAGACAAGTATTGCTGGCTTACTTCAAACTTGCTGGCCTCCGCAAATTCTCGAGCCAGCTCGAACCAACGAGCAGTTGCAACCTGTTTGATCGTAGGAATTGACAACGCCGAACCCCGCAACACCCGAAATACCAATCTCAGGTAATGGTTGGGGTCTATCGCCTGTACGGTTCGAATTTTGTTGTAAGCGATCGCCCACTCGTTTTCCTTTGGCTTCTCCTCGGGCGTGTCGAACAGCTGATTGCCGTCCAGGCTCGCCGAGGGCTGATAAGCCGGGACATCGCCGAAACGAAAACGCTCAAGCACGCGGCGTTCAAGCACATAGGTTTGCTTGAACGCCTCGATGATTGGATCAGTTTCGCCGGATCCGAGCCGATGGCTCGGTCGTGCCGTCGCGCCAGGAGTCGGCTGACGGCTGAATTGACGACGCGTCATCAGGTCAACTTCGCCTCCGTTGTGTGAGTCAGGTCAACCGTTTTCCCATTTCCGTTTTGCCCGGACGCAGTTGACGCCAACCGTTGTCGTCGTAGGTCTGCGACCTGGCGGTCGCCTGCCTGCGAAACCCGGGATTGAACTGATCCAGATAGTCGTGCACGACACCACAATCTTTACCTTCCGCCACCCGCGAAACGCGTCCCGGGATCTGGATGTCATTGATTGAACTGCCGCCTCCGGCTGCCCGGATCAGCACTGACAGTTTATTGAAGCTGACGCCGACGTTCCATACCGTAGTACAGATCGCCTTCTTCAGTTTTCCTGATTCGAAATCGCGAGTCAGTTGCTGTCGCCGGTTGAAATCCATGAACGGTTCATCCGGCTCACAACAACCCATTTTGGCATATTTGGTCCGATCACTGGAAGTCAGTCCATTTTCCATGTAGACCAGGGTGAACTCAGGCAAGAGTTTCTTCAAATGCATGGCGTGCTCGAGCGTATCGACAGTGATCAACACCTGCGTGTCGGCGTCATACTTGCGAGCATCCCGGGCGATCACCGAATTGCGGTACTTGTTACGCCAGATACCGTATCGTTTCTTCTCTACGTCTTCCCGCCCACTGGCCGGGTCAACGTCCATGACCACGTCAGACCAGTGCACCTCGATCGGCACCACCATGTTGGCCGCCTGCGCCTGTTGATAATCGACCCGAAAGATGATCGGACCAAAAACTCCATGCATCCGGGCATCCTTGCCATCCCAACGCATGTCGTGGCTGGCTGACAATCCGTAGTTGCGGCTCTTTTGCCAACGCACCAGCTGAGCCGCCGCGTTATCAGCAGCCAGCTCGTGCACTTCGTCGGCAATCAGAATGTCTGCTGTGGCCGGGCTGTGTGCCATCGAACCGACGGTATAACACATGACCCGCTTATTGAGCACCTTCTTGCCGCCGCCTACGATACCGACATCACCGACCATCTGGACCAGCTCCGGATAGATTCGGTCGCGGAGCACGGCCACGCGGCGGGTTACGACGTCGATCTTGGCCTTGGGCAACAGCGCTGCCACCAAGCCAATCATGAACGACTTGCCAAAACCGGGTGGACAATCGAACCGACCACACCGGTTGGTCAGGATCTTCTGTAAAAACTCTGGTTGGTTTTCCCGCAGCTTGTAGTGCGCGATGTTGTGCCAGTGCGGTTCAAACTTGGCCGGGTCTGACGGCGTCATGTCTTTGAGCCGAACTTCGTACCCGGCTTTGCGCAGCGCGTCTCGCACGACCTTCCAAAACCCGAACGTGGTCACGATCCGATGGCGGTGATCCAGTTCAAAGAGCGTATGGTGCACGCGCTCCTGAACAGAAAGACCCAGCTGCTTACGCTGTGTCGCCTCAATTCCACGATATTGCACCTGCTCCTGAAAGCTAAGAATTGGCTTCAGGATGGCGAAGATCCGATCCGTCGTCGGATCCAGGAACATGGTATTGCCATGTTTGTACATGGTCACAATGCGTTTGGCATTCATTTGTCCCCCTCGTTGATTTTCTTGTGGTGTCTATGTACAATACGCAGCGGTTGAGCGCCAAAATACGCCCCAACCGCTACACGCTCCTGCCGTCCGGGATTCGCCACCTGGACGGCATTTTTGTTTTAACCCAGGTCGGACTCAAATCGAGACCGGCGAGGATGGATGCTGACCACCTCATATTGGCCGTACTTGCCTGGCTGCCAGGGCGACAATCCTTTGTACTTCCCGGCAATCTGCATCAACGTCCAGAAATCCTGATCGTCGATGTCGGCAGGCACCACGCAGTTGACCACGATGGTTTGCCCGGCCATGAGTGATTCGTGCAGGCTCCAGCGCTCGCGCCCGCCCGGTGACTTCTGATAGAAGCAACGGATCAGACACTTTTCGCGCAGCTGGGCATCAACCTCGATGTCCCAGCAGATCTGCTTTACCGATTCCTGGTGTCGGCCCATCATCTCGGCCGCCAGTTTCATGTTGCTGTGGTGCCAGGTGGCCAGGAAAAGAATTTTTCCTTCTCGACCCGGGCTGCGCTGGAACTTGAAACGCCCGGTCTTGGGGTCTTTTTCATTTCCCAGACTTGGGTTTGTAAAACGGATCCGAACGCTGAGTTCCCGCATGGATTGTCACCTGAAAGCCGATCGGTAGTGTCGACGATTGTCCCTGTCCTGAAAGAACCGGTCAACGTCAAAGCTGGCGGCGCCGTGGGTCAGCAACTCAATCCAATTATACGCCACAAAGCTCAGTAGTCTGCGGCAGGCTTTCATGGTGTGTTGCATGGCCGTGGCACGACCGGAATCGTGAAACAGAAAGCTGTCTTTCCGTAAGTCTCCCAGGATCTCCAGCAGCAACTTTGCGCGCCGACAGGACGGCGACAAGTACGGCTCCCGCAACAGAACAACCGAGAACTGCTTGGGCATCAGGCGGAAGTAGCTGTAAAGGCAATCCAGGCGATGCGGCCGGTTCGGATTGATGAACCAGCGCGGATCGCCGATAGCTGCCAACAGCTCCACAGCCAAGGCTACCGACTGGATACCTAGAAACTTCAAATGCTCGCGCATTTGATGATGATTGAACAAGTATTCCAGGTGAGCGCCGTAACCCTGCTCATGCGCTTGGCGTAACAGCAGGTAATGGTTATAGGTTTCCCGCGTCATGGCATGCCATGTGTGCGGCAGGTTGTCGTGCACCTCCAACAGCGTCAGCCGATTCAACACATCCTGAACCGAACCTCTGGCGAGCGTAGGCTTGCCCGCCAGAAGCGTGGCCTGAATGTCTTTGCTGGTAAGCGACGAGTAGAGCTCAACAAGCAACCGGTAATTGCAGGGGGCAGCTGCTATGCGATAGAGTCCCGGCCAGAATGGACCTTTGGTGATTGTGTCACCAATTGGTTTGGGCAACCCGGCGGACGTCATGGCCCACACAATGCCGTCGGAGCCCGTATGGAGACAAATCTGATCGCGCTGCATCATGTCCCGTTCTTCTTAATCTCAACGAGTTGGTCAAAAACTTCGCTCAACTCATGCACGTGCGTAATCACCACCAACTGACGATTTGCGCCGAGCTTCTGTGACAATTGCTGCAACGCCTCGTGAAAGTAGGAGACGTTATCTGCGTCCAGGCCGCTGGTCGGCTCATCCAGAAAGAGCATACCGACATCGTGACCAAACACGCGCCCCAGCGCAGCCCGGAACGCAATTGCCAAAATGACCTTCTGCCCACCGGACAACTGCTTGGCTTTGACTGGCCGTTGCCCTGGGAAGTAGACACGGAACGTCAAGTCCTCGTCAGCTTCCACCGTGAACGGATTGTTGAACAACTCGAGATTGGCATTGATGTCGCCCACCAAGAGTTCAAGATTGGCCTGAGACACCATTTTAGGCAAATTGTTCCAGTGAAACACATCACCTACGGCAGAAATCGTGTCCAGCAAATTCCGGATTTTGACTCGACCGGCCAGCCGTGCTTTAAGCTGATCCAGTGTCAGCTGCGCACGCTTGGCCGTGCGTTCCGCTTCGTGATAGGCTCCTGAGGCTTCTGCGATGCGCGGCACTGCGTCGCGATCTGCCGTCAGCCGTTCGTGTGCCTCAGCAAACTCGTCGTCCGTGGGCTTTTTGCTGATTTGGTTGCGCAGGTGGGTAATCCGTTGCTCCAGCACCTGCAACTCACTCTCGGCGCGCGTCCGCAATTTCTCCAAACGCACCACCTTTTCCCGCAGCTGTTCCAGCAATTCTCGTTTAGACGCAACACGCTGCAAAAATGCCTCGGCACCCTGAGCGGAACTTTGCGTGCCGATGGCTGGGAGCGTCTCCAGTCTCGCTTCCAGTTCCCGAATTTTTGATTCAAGCGCGTCTATTTGTTGCTTACGCCGCACCATACGCTCGTCATAGGCCTGGGACCTGGACAGCCGCAGCATGATGGCATTGTAAGCATCTAGATTACCGTCTTGTTGTGTTTGTAGTTTTTCCCGATGTTTCTCGCTGATCTCCTGTCCGCAGTAAGCGCAAACAGGATCGTCCAGCTGTAGTCCTTGTGTTGCCTGCAGCAAGGCTTTGTACCGATCGCGTTCTTGTTTCAAGGCTTCGCGTTGTTCTGCCGGACAGTAGGCTTCCGGCAATTTTGGCCAGTCACACTGAGCCAAGAATTCCTGAGTCTCAGCCAGCGTTTTCTCCCATTGTGCCCGCTGTGCCTGAGTTTTCTGCTCGGCTTGCCACTGACGTACCCGATCGTGCGCTCGTTTCTCCTTGTCGGCGTTCTCGGCCAGCCAATCTTCCGTTTCACGCTTTTCGATTTGCACTTCCTGCAAGGCTGTGACTGCGGCAGTCAACTTGTCCTGGCAGGGATCATGCAGTTCTGCCTTGATCCCCAGCTCAGCTTCGGCCTCTTCGGCAGCAGCTGCCCGAGCCAAGACTTGTCGGAGCTCGTTTGCCGTTGCATCATCCAGTGCGAACGGTTTGAGTTGAGCAATCTCTTGCTGCCAGTCCGTCATGCTCTTCCGGGCCTCGTCAATTGCCTCCTGCAACTCAAGGCTGTTGTCGACGATCTCGGTGCCTTTCTGCTTGGTCACATAGTCGTTGCAGACCTTGTAGATCTGCGACGCGGATTCCGTGCCGCAGAGATACTGGAAGGTCTTGGCCCGCTCGCTGTCGGTCTGATCCAGAAACCCGAACATCTGCCACTGATCGACAAAGACATATTTGTCAATCACCGACTTGGAGATGTTCAGCTCGGCCATAACCGCGTCGTTGACATCGTTAGCCTTGGTAAAGCTCCGGCCACCGATCTCAAACTCGTTTTTGCTGGGACGCAACCAGCGCGTCAAGGTAAACTCCTGACCGCGGTGTTCGCCTGTCAGCCGGATGAAGCTCGGTTCAGTGCCCGAGCCGTTGGTGATGATCTCCGCCTTGGTGGCATTGAACCGGGAGAAGTCATTGGTCAGCGCCGCATAGATGGCGTTGACCAGGGTGGACTTGCCTGCTCCGTTGGAGCCGGTCAGGCCAATCAGTCCGCTTCCGAAATCGACGTTGAGCGTTCGGTGGGGACCAATATTTTGTAGTTGGACATTTCGGATTTGCATTTGAACCTCATGGTGACTTCCCACTCCGAGATGATTGGACGCGCCAATCGGTAATCTCGAGGCTTGGGTCCGAGACTTGGATGATATTTGTTTGTGTCAATCGGAGCGTCGATTGGTACAACCCGCAGGTCAGCTACCTCACGAATGTAACGCGCCGGTCGAATCGTGAATTCAAACGGACGTTTGGGATTGACTGCGGCCCAATCTCGTGCCGCACGTTCTGCGTCCTTAAGCAACCATCGGCTGGTGTGCCCCTTCCAGTGTGTCCAGGTGAATCGCAGATCCATCCGTTTGAGCAATCCTTCACCGCAGATATCGTCCGGCTCGAAGCTGGGCAAGCGAAACCAGACCAGCTCCGTAGCCTTATCCATTGCGGCTTGTGCTGCCAAGTAGGAGAAATCTTTGTTCGGCAGGTGCTCCAGGAAATGCCAGCCGAGGTAAACACGCGCAGGCGGCAATTCCCGCAGCACCTGATCCTGTGCCAGGTTGCCTAGCTGAAACCGATAACCCTTGTTTTCGACAACCGTGCGATACATGGCCGCTTCCGGTCGTTCGATGCCCAGGCACTTAGCAGGTATCCACGATTTCGGATCAACGGCAGGCAACACACGCTGTGAGCCTCGCCGTCGAAATTCGTCAATCGCGTTACCGTGCTTCGTGCCAAGGTCAACGATGTCATACAGGGTTGTCATGGGTGAGCTGTTCCTTGACCCATCGGTGGAGCGCTTGCTCGTAGTCCGGGCTGTGCAGTAACGATAGGGCGAGCCCATACCTGTCGGGATGTTCCTGCCTGTTGATAAAGTTATCAACGCACCCCAGCATACCAACCCGGTCCGTCGGGTCCATATGCTGCATGAACTCACGATTCTCCTCGTGTTCGTCCACGGTCTCACCAACTTGTTTGAAGAAGAGGTGGGCTTTGCCGTGGTAAGCCTGTTGCCACTTGCGCACCAGATCCGCGTCCTGCCTGGTATGCGTCAGCTGCATCAAGGGCATACGAAGTTGGTCCGGTAAACGGTATGCCTCGGCCAATTCCGCGGCGTCCGCCAGCGCGGCATCGGTTTGCTCCTGCAGCTGCGCATAACTTATCCCTTTAGCTGTTACTCGGACACACTGCCGTGTCCGTATGTAGATCGTGCGCGCAGTATAGCCTTCCACCGGCCTTCCAAGGGCTGGTGTCGGACAATTTGCCACGTTGCGCAGATTAAGCAGGAATACCGCATGGGGATCCGGTTCGGCAATCGACCGCTTATGCGTACTGCCGGGAGACAACACCGCCAACGTCTCAGCAGCATTAGTCACTAATTGATGCTTATGAAAATCGCCAGTAATCAGTATCTTGACGTTTTCAGGTACATCATCAAACGAGGCCTGGGGTTTGCCTGTGTCGCCCATGAAGTCTCGCCAGACCTGGTGACATACCAGGATGTCGGCTGCGCGGGCCATGTCGCTTCTCAAGAACGCCTGAAAGTTCTCTTCGTTTTGATAGTCGCACCCGACCATCTTCCAGCCTTCTGGCAATGGTACGAGTTTTTCGTGAATCCATTGCGTTTCTGGTATCAGAGACATCCAAGGTTTACCTTGGTACTCATGCTGCCCTTGATTGTAGTAGACTGGAATTGCGGCCTCAGTCAAACGAGCCAATCCTTGCGTCAGCATAAGAGCCGGTCCGGAAAGATTGGACTGCTTGTCCAGAATGTCGCCAGCCAAAATCACACCATTGACACGGGCCTGAATCGCGAGGTCCACGATCTGCTTCCAGCTATGATAGCTGTCGCCCTCGATGGGCCGGTGCCGCCAGATACGATCACTCAAGTGCAGATCACTTGCCACAAGCAACTTCATAGATACCTCCGAGGTTAGAATGTCTGTGAAAGCCATCGCCATGCCCATCTGCGAGCTCTGCGACCGGCTGACCATTGCCCAGCTCAAATACGAGCGGTTGCCCGATGACGAGCTGGACAAACAAGGATTGCGGAAACAGATTGCCTACTACTGGTCCGGTGTCGACCCACGCAACATACCACTACAAAACCTGATCGTCGACCTGCGAGAGATCAACGGCCAGATCTGGGACGCCGAATGGGCAATCCGCAAGGGTCTGGATGACCGCCTGGGCCTGGAAGAGGTCGGCCGCCGTGCCATTGTCGTGCGCGATCTGAACCGCCAACGCGTCGCGTTGAAGAACCAGATCACCAGCCTGGTGAACCAGGACGAGTTTGCGGACTGCAAGATGAATCACGTCAGCGGTTAAATTCCAGATTTGAACATCCAGTGGTTTGTGTGGCGCTCGAGAACCGATCCTGTTCTCGATTCGGTTGAGGCGCTATGGCTACAAAGTCAAAGGAAAGCCGAACACCCACCACACGCCGCCTGAGATACAAGGCGGCATCACCACTGGAGAAATGCAAAACACCTACCGGCGATACTGATGTACATTTGGTCGGCGTGCGCCGCTCAAGGGCCGATCCTGCCCTTGATCTGTTTGGAACGAAAGCGGCTGAAAAAGGACCACCCACACGACGCGCGCCAACCAAATGTACATCAGCATAGTCACCGGGTAAATGTTTGGTTGTCGTGCCTATCTTAGCCCGAAATTCAGACGATGGAATACCCTAGCGCCTGAAGCTCTTCTTGTAGTTCCTGCGTCAGGTACCGCAACTCGGACGAAATATTGAGCGCGAGGACGTAAGCCTCGGGCGAGATTTGCTTGCGCTCGGTCATAGCCCGCAGCTCATCCCGAATGGTTTCCTTGGTGTAGTCCCAGCCGATCAGGCCGCCGCAATAGGACTCTTCTTCAATTTCCGGATCTTCCGAAATCATTGGACACTGGCAGCTTTCACAGGCATGTGGCCTACGCATGCGACCGGTGTCGTGCTCCTGCTCGATCCGGTACCAGTAGCAGTCGCCATTGGCCCAGAGATCGTATTCCTTGATCATCTCTCGAGCTGCTTCTTCGGGATTTTCTAGCGGGTCTTCGCCCTTGTAGACCAGGTACCCCGCCAGCTGCCGCGTGTCCCACTTGCACGAACCTGGACGATCACCCGCCAGGAACCAGGACTCGCAGCCATGACGATAGCAGCTGATCTGCCAGCAGTTAGTGCCCAGGACTGGTGCAGCCAACTCGTCGTTGAGCGTCCAGCCATCCGCCACGTCATGAATCTTGCCCATGCGTATCGTACGTAGCGACCAGTCGGACATCTTGAACGGACTGTCCGTGTCTACGTCATCGTCCAATGTGATGATGACCTTGAGCTTGGTTGTCGTTGCGTTCATCTATCAAGACTCCTGTGATGGTTGTTTGAATCTGTCAAACGGATCGAGCCGCACCTGTTTAGGTGAGGCGGCCAGTTGTTCTGTTGTGGTTGGTTTGATCCGTTCAAACGGATCTTTGTTTCTCAAGTGGCGTCGCAATGCCAACGCGCGAGATGCCGCCAGCGTGAACTCGCGGTCATGCACAACTTTTTCTGTGGTGGACAGGTTAGCTGTGTCGATACCGCCCAGTCCTTTGGCGCACCCGCGGACCTTACGGACTCCGCTGCGGCCTTGCCGTCGTCGATAAGTCAGTGCGTCAGAATCGGTCAGAACCTGCACACTAAAATCGTTACCTACACTTAACGTCCAGATACGTCCGATCTTATGCAGCTGACGTTCGATCTTTTTGGCCACCTTCAAGGCCAACATGCGCTTATCCTGATCACTCAGCAAACGAGGCAGAGCATCCGATGCCTCCGCGCAGCTACAAACGACGTCAAACGTCAAACAGTCGCCCTTTTTGAGCGACTGTATGAACTGTGGATCAATTCTCATGTTTTCCTCTGTAAATGGTTTGTGTGAACTCTAGCCTTGCGGCCCTTGCCTCACCGAACCTGACCCCGCCACGGCAGACCGAACCCCGCCATGGCAAACCGTACCCCGCCACGGCAAACCGTACTAGCCTTGCGGCCCTAACCAGACCGGACCGCGCCTGACGAGACCTCGACATACCTCGCCACGCCACGCCACACCCAGCCTTGCTAGCCTTGTGGCCCAAACCGTTCCAAACCGCACCTTGCCGTGGCTTACCTTGGCAGGGCATACCAAAACTAGCCTTTCGGCCCTTGACACACCATACCCGACCTTGCCAAACCCGACCTTACCATGGCTCACCGGACTAGCCTTGCGGCCCAAGCCTGACCCAGCCTAACCGCGCCTCGCATTACCATACCTCACCCAACCAGGTCACACCGTAACTAGCCTTACGGCCCAGACCTTGCCTGTCCTCACCTGTCCTCACCGTACCAGACCAGTCCGTGCCTTACCACACCATGCTAGCCTTGCGGCCCCTGCCCTGCCCAGCCTAGAACAGGCCTCACCACGCCTTGCCAAACTAGCCTTCCGGCCCTGACCTTGCTACGCCGTACCGTGCCTTACCTTTGCACACCACGGCAGGCCTTACTAGCCTTACGGCCCCAACCAGACCCCGCCAGACATCGCCTTGACGCACCTCACCTTAGCTCGCCTAACCTGAACTAGCCTCTCGGCCCCTGTCAGACCGGACCCTGACAGACCGGACCCTGCCCAACCAGAGCAAACCTCGCTAGCCTTGCGGCCCACGTCGAGCCCTGCCAAGCCCCACCACACCAGGCGCTACCTCGCCGCGTCCAACCACACCCAACTAGCCTTGCGGCCCAGGCATTACCAGACCTCGCCAGACCTTGCCTCGCCCAGCCGAACCGTACCTCGCCAAAACTAGCCTTGCGGCCCGAGCCTCACCATACCCAACCATACCCCGCCGTAGCAAACCCAACCGCGCCCTAACATATCAAGCCTAAACTAGACGTTTGGTCAGGCGTTGACAGGATTAAAGCACGGTGACACGTTCGACGACGAACCCGCCAAACCTGGGTCGGAAATCACCCAAGCCGCAAAGACGTCCAGCGGTCTCGGCGATGTTTTCAAGCATGTCCTTGTCCACCTCGTCAGAGAGCCAGACAACCGGCTTGATTGTCCAGAAGTTGAACCGCGGGCGGTAACGGATCAACCGAGCTTGCTGAACCTTGACAGCACGTGCGTCGACGTAAGGACCGACACCATCATTCCAGAAATCCAGCGCGGTGGCAGACTCGCCCGCAGGGTGTCCGTGATTGAGTACGATCGAGTCGTCAACCGCGATGATCCCGGCCTTGGCTTGCGGGCCGAGCTTCAACTTCTTGGCTCCGGCGATGAGCGCACCAAGCATGACATCGCCAGGAACAATCGGGCGACCTTTTTCGTCCGAATAGAAAGCAGCAGCCCAGTCGGCTTTGCAGATTGCCCGAATATCTTCTTCGGACTTCTTACGAATGGATGTCAGCCGCTTCATCGCTTTCGCTTCTTCGGAAAGCGGATCGCAAGCCCGGGCTGAGTGCATCAACAGCGGACGAATGCCTTTGATTTCCAACCGAACCTTGGTTTCTGTAGCAATTGCCATGTTCCTAATCGCTTCCTTCGTTGTGCTCACGCCAAAAAGATCAACACAATCTTCTTTAGCGTGAGCTGTACCTATCGACTTCAACCCAACAACCCAGGATCAACCCGGGTGTAGTTCCATGATGCGTCTGATTCCATAACCCGCCTCGCCATTAGAACGACGACGGTAATGCTCAACCAGACCCGTCGCAGTCAGCTTTGCGCCGACCTTCACAATGGACGGATTCAACCAGGTTTGCCATTCAAACAAACCGAGGTGCATGTAGTTCACATCATCCACAGGACCGTGACCTGTCACCGTGACCTGAGCGTCGCTCAGGACAAAGAACAAATGACCCTTAGCGTGGCGATCAACGCTTTGAACCTGACCAGTGATCGACACCAGCAGGTTCTCGAATCGCTGCAAGGCCTTGTCTTTGGCCTTAAAAACCGGTTTTTGCGCTAACTTCACCACAATGTTTCTCCTTCTTATCTTGTGTATTAGCTGCCAAAGCCGCAGACCGCCTGCGGCTCATGACCAGCAACTGATCCTGATGAGTAGAACTATAATGTAGTCTAATCACCCAGTCAACCCCCTCGACGGCCATGATATTCATGCAAATATTCTTCCGTCACTTTGCCCTTGTATCCGGAGATTTTGCCCTGAAATCCAGCGCCGCCCTCCCAGTAGCGGAGCGTAACCCGGCACTTGGGGAACATCTCGATCATCCGACGAATCACCGGCTCCGGCGGACCCCAGGCCGAATCAAACCGGATACTGGCCCGGATACATCCCGCCTTGGACAGTGGCTTGATTTCCGGTACGCAAACATCATAGGCACCCCACTTAGTACCCCAGTTTTCAATCGCCCAGTCGTACCAGGTACGGCACCCGTACGTCTGTATGTTGTACTCGTAGCGCTTGGCCTGTTCTTCGCAGGCTCGCACCTGACTGATCCGAGCTTCGTCAGACATGTCAGAGCGGATGATGTTGAATCGAGTCACGTAATGATTCAACGCCCGAATGTTTTCAAATCGGTACTCACCGATCAGCGCGTCCGAGACGTAGTCGTGGTCTTCTGTAAAATGCGTGGCGTCTGTGATCTGACCAAACAATGCCTCATGCGTCTGCTCGCACGGACCGGCACTTGTCCCCTCCAGCGACTCGGGCATGGGGATGATCTGATTGCAGTCAAAATGCGTGACTTCATCCTTCTCGTTGGTCGACTTGATTCGGCTCAGCACCTTACGGACTGCCGACTCGCGACCACCGATCGTCAACCGACATTCACAATGATTGGGCATGAGATTCTCCTTAGGGTTTCCGCAACCTATGCTGTGTAGTAGGATTACGTAGCTCTGACACAAGTCAGCGCCACAAACTTTAAGTTTATAACGATTTATGGCGTTTAGCTTTTCTGCAGCGCCATAAGTCGTTACGTCGTATTTAGTTGCAATGAACAAAATAACTATTTAAGGCATAAGGACTTCTGACAAATCCGTTTTGGATTTTTTAGAAGTCCTTAAATGCCAAATAGTTGTGAAACTCACTCATCATCTTCGTCAAACAGGTTGTCTAAGCCGAGCTTTTCAACCTCTTCGGTGTCCAAGAACTTGATCTTGCCGTCTTTGAAAACGGTCTTGAGCAGTTCCATGATCTCTTTCTTTTTCTGGTCAATGGCGGTGGCCGTGCGAGCTTCGCGCTGCTCGTAGGCAAGAAACGCATTGTCCAGGATTACCAACGCACCCTTGACCAGGTTGATGCGGTGATAGATGGCAGGATTGGAATCCCACTCTTCTTGCAGTTCGTAGTTGCGCACAACCTCATCATGCCGCTCGCGAATAAACCGAAGCGCTTGCCATGAGGCGTACATGTCCGGCACGGCCAGGTTTAGAAACCGCTCCAGCTGATCGGAGGCAGGTCGACGACCTAGCGGAGGTACAAACGGGGATTCCGGAGCACCCAGGCGCTCGGCCTCCGCATTAGCCCAGTCGCGTTGTTCGGCCGCCCAGTCATACAGTTCAGTCAAATAGCGATAGAGCAGCTGAGGACTGGTGTTGTTCTTCGGATACGGTGGGCTGCTGATGTCCATCAAGATCTCCTTGGGGTTTGTATTTGCTGACCCGGTACAGCCGGGTCTTGGCGTGGGTGTTGTGGTAATGAGCCAGTGTATGGAACGTAGCAAGATTGGCTTCGGCCAGCGGGACGCGACAGTCGTACGCGCAGGCCTGGACCACGGCGTCAAATATCGTGGTATCCGCCGCGTCGGGATACTCCTTCAACGTCAGCTTGGGTTGTATGCTGGGACAACTCAATACCGATTTTACATCAAAGTCCTTCGGAACCAGTTGGATACCCGTCACGCGCATGCTCAACTGGTGCTCAGCCTCTCCCACTGGGGTACCCAGCTGAATTGTGGTGGCGGACCGACACAACGTGTGCGGCCCCTGGTAAACCGGAAAAAAGATGAACCGCGAATTCAATGGACCCACTCGCCGCCAAAGTAGAACTTTAAGCGGCTCGCGAACCAGCGTTGGTACGTTGATCAGTTCCTCATAAGCAGGTTGAGCTCGTCTGCGGATCAGACACCAAGGACAAACAACCGGATGGTTGCACACGCGAGATTGAGGTCGCATGCGAAGGCCAACCGGAGGGCAGTTCATCTGATACGTGTATCGCAACCGAGCTTCAGGGTATTGACGCATCAGGCGGAAGAACTGTTGTCGAAGCTGCTGTTGCAGCCAACTCGCCTGCGTCACGTCGGTTGCGCCGCCAGCTTGACAGTAGGGACGTAACACGCAGGCTCGAAGCAGGCGAAGTCCGAGACTATCGGTAACAGCAGATAGCCTCGGAACGACCGAGGCAGAGGCAAACAGGGCCTCACTCAAATCCGGATTTGGATCCATAGTAACCTCCGAGTTTGTCCGGCAGAGAAGGGTGCAGCAGGTAATTTACCGCAAATTATGGCATGAGCAACAAAATTGCAATAAGTCACTACACCATATAAATTTACAAGTTTACCGTAACTCATAATATTTTTATGAGTATCTTCTCCTATGGAGAAGATGTAAAACAAGGCGTTTGACGCCTTGTTGTTTTAGCAGGGTTTAGTATAGAAAAAATGCCGATAGAGACTCAGGTAGAGGGAAGGGCGGCAAGTACCTGTTCACGAATGGAGAAGCAGGTCTTCCGCCCTACGACAACTATAGTTTACCTCTACAGGGGGATATTCTCCCCTGTGACCAGGTCTATAGCGAGGGTAGCCTCTTCACTTTCCCGAAGCTCTATAGCCGGTGTTAGGATCACCCGAGGTTTATCGCAGTAATAGATCTCTACACAGACATCTGCAACCAGATCTCCGGTATCTCCATTGATGACCTGGATGTTGGCTACAGGATACGAGCTCCCGTACTGGTTTTTGACGAAATCACTGACGACACGCAGATACATCCGCAACTCCTTTTTCTATTCAACCTGTAAAGCCAACAAGCGTGCCATATGGCACGCTTGTTTTACATCTTCTCCATAGGAGAAGATACGCATAATATTTTTATGCGTTACATCTACTCATTTTAGGTGGTTGGGCAGCTTGAGCTGGTCCAAGAGTTGGCTGCACCTGACCCGGGTGATCTCACCCAGGTTGGGTATCTCTTCCAGGTCGGCAAGCGTGAGCCTGGTCAGATCGCCGACTGTAAGGATGCCATATTGCTCAAGCGTGTTGGCCAGCCGGACCGGAATGCCGACATCGGCCAGCGACACGGTGTTCCAGTGCGCGACCCTTTTCTTTTCCCGATCTTCCTCAGTGAAGAACTTCACCCAGTAAGGTTCGGGCTTGCAGCGCCTCTTGCGCCGTTCAGGGCCTCCGTGCATTTCCATGCCTGCGTGTTCTCCCACCATGCGAGCCTGTGTATGTCAAGCATAATAACAAGCTGCGCGCGGCGTGGAAGGCTTACACGTCAAGTTTTAGCGGTTTGTGTTTGCGTCGGGGGAACGTGAGACGCTGCATGGCCGCGTCGCAAAGCGCTCGCCCGGCTGCGTGGTCGTCGTCAGTCCCGTCGCTGCTCCATTCGAAGTTGGCGCCGAAGACATGCTCCGCGGCGATCAGTACGGCCACGACGACAGTGTCGTACGGTAGCCGGTTTGTCTTGCAGAACCAACTGCTGTTGCGCAGCAGGGTGTCGAGGAACAGCAGAAAGTCTTCGCAGGACTCTTTGCCGTTGAACCGAACCTGGGTGTTGGTCGCCAGTGGTACCAGTCGCTCGGGCGTATAGCTGGTGATGCCTTCACTGCAGGTTTGTTGCAACTCAATGCCGCACTCTTCTGCCAAGGCGAAGATCTTGCGGACCAGCGGCACAAACGCCTGCTTCCAGAGATAAGGGTTCAGCCGTCTGCCCTTCTTGGTACTGAAGTAGTGGGTGTAACCCATGGTCAATTCCTATTCACGAGTTGAATCGGGACAAAGAAAAACCCGCCAGTTGCCTGGCGGGCGAGTTATTCAGGTTGCTATTCCAAGATCAGGTATGAATGCCCCAGAAGTGACGGGTGTCAAGCGACACCGTAAACGTCTGCCCGGCGCCTGGTCCGTGATAGATCAGGCCGCCGTAATACCAGGGCACGTAGTGAATCATGTAGAACCGATCGTTGGCGTAACGCCGCTCGCTCAACTCGGACGAGTGGGGTGCCGAGCTGTCCATAGTCTCGCGGATTCGCAATTCCTGGACAGCGCGTTTGTGGGCGGTGTCGTAGGTTGTTTTGCCTTGCTTTCGCTCTTCCTCAATTGCAGCCTCGTGACGGGTCAGCGCATCGCTGTAAACCTGCCAGTCCACTGGTCGGTAGATCTGAAAGCCGAAGCCATGCAGCGTGCCATCGTCGGAGAGGATGACCTTGCGTGCTGGTATCTGGAGCGACACACCTTCGGCCACCGGATACTCGACCCGCTGCTCATGTTGTGTCAGCCAGTCCAGTTTGTCCTGCAAGTCCGCCCACATCTTCTCGGCAAACTCTTCCTGTCTGGCATGTATCAGGGCTTGAATGTAGCCCGCGATCGAGGCCAGGCGCATACTGCCCTGCTCGGTCAGGTAGAGCCTCCAGCGCCAACGATCAGCGACGTTGCTGATGTGTCCGTACAGGCACTGTTCCAGCGATTCTAAAGCGGCGCTGGTGGACGCTTGTGTCGATGTAGCACTCATGTTTGGATTCCTCCGTTTGAGGTTTCAGCTCACTGGCCGCATAGTCGGCCCAGATGTGCATTTGCCTAGGTTTCTTTGTGGGTTGATCAGGTTCGTCCAGCACCTGCGTTTTGGTAGGTTTAGGTTGTTTGGTTTGGCTGGTACGTTTGCGCTTGATCGTACTCAAGGCCAATATGCCGTAGGTTTCGAACAGATAACCCCAGTGTTGGGCCCGCTCGAATGTTTTTGTTGCCAGTTGGCGAATGCGTTCTCGGGTTAGCCTGTGCATATCGCCAATTTCTTGGAGCGTTTTGTCTTCGGCATAGTAAGCCCAGAAGAACTTCCAGTGACGTTCGCGGACAAGCGACCGGATGTTGATCAAGAACTCGGCATCACAGACTTTGCTCAAGTAATCCACCGCGGGCGTTACCAGAGCTTGATCCATTTCGCCGGGAAGCAGGTCGTCCAGATGTGCATCCAACGACTCTGGTCGCGGTCGCGCCTCCAGCTTGCGTAAGATACGCCAGCGGGCGCGCCAGAGGCAGGCAATGATAAAAGTGCTGTAACGGCCCAAAGTGGCATCGTGCTTGGGCGTCACTATGCACATTTCAAGATACAGGCAGCTCATGTAATCGGAATAACTCATCCCGAATGGTATTCCATGGAGCTTCATGAACCATGGTACCAGCCTCATGTTTTGTGACACGAGCGCCTGCTGTTCGGGCGTCAGAGGTACAACGGTACGCCTTGTTTCGCCCGCGATCATCTGTGTGTTCCTCCATTACCAGTGCGTAATAACCTCTTAGCGAGGGAAACCACTCGGAGATTGAGACGACATACAGACCAAACCCACGCATCTGGTGAATTTGGTCGTGCAAGTCATGCAGCATGACCTGGATGTACTCTTTCGATACGCCGTACTTCGCTGTAAGCGTGTCATAGCTCAAGCCGTCGCACAGATGACCTTGAGCTATCTTACGGTCCAGCAAATCAAATCGCAGGTAAGCCTGGCAAATGCGATCGCCCAGCTCACTGTAGATTGCGTTCTGTACCGGGTCGGATTCAGGAGACGCGTACGGGTCATGAGACAACGGATTTACCGGATAAGCGTTACGGTAATAGGTTCGCCAGTGCTCCTGCTCGTCGAGCAGCATACGTTCGGTAATCATGGCTGCGCCTGCTGGGCTGCCTGGTAGCGTGCTGTGGACTCGGCGCAAGACTCCATACCCAGCACACAACAGGCCAGCACCAGAAACAGGAACACGGACAGGGCCTCATCGCCCTTGGTTTGGGTTATTCGAGACATCAGTTACTCCGTTACTTGGGATAATGGCCAACATAGTTTCCCCGTTGAAATCGGGGAAACAGTACCAATTTAACCGATACCAATCCGAGCTTATGGCTGTCACCGTAAAGCGTACGGCCCATGAAGCCGCGAGAAAGATTGGATTTGGTCAAAGTTCGCATATGGCCAGCATAGATGACTGTGTCACCAATCCTGAGGTTGGAAATGTGCGTATCAACTAGCTTGATAGCATACGGCAGCATTATGTTACCTCCTATCTGGGTTTGCGCACGGCACGTCAATCAGGCGGTTGAGCTTGACTGTCAGCCACCTTTTGTCTGGCTGCATAGAACTCCTCCTCAGTGATCTCGACGTTGGCCCCGTTGCGCCGGACAAAGATACCGGTGCCAGGACTTGGGTCGGGGATGACGTGCTGGAACCAGTGCTCAATCGCGGCCATCCAGCTGCCACGGCACGACTTGCAGACCCGCAGCGTATAGAACGGATATTTGCGCGGCGGCACATCGGGTATGTTGTCAAACTTGGCCACGGTGCGTTTGCGACCCAACAGCTCAACCGTCTCGTCGCCGATGTGGGCCATCAGTTGTCCGTGAATTTGTCGTTGCCGGAATGGTACGTTCAGTTCATTCATGTCGTAGAGACAGGCATGCCAGAGTGTGCGCAAGTCGTCGCTGTCGTCGCCGCAGCGCTGGCACTTGTAGGTGTCTTCAGACATACAAATCACCGTACTTTCTCATGTTGTCCCGATCTTCGCGCCAGTCCTGGCACGGAGGTTCGTAGCCATCGTCTTCCGTCCAATAGCCGACGTCAAGAATGTCCAACTCGTCCGGAAGGTTTCCGTATTTCTGTTGATATTCGGCTACATCAATCCGAATGATCCTTGTATAACTGTCCTCCGAGGACAGAAACGGAAAGTCGTTGAGTTGTACCCGCAAAATACATCCAGTCTCAGCATCAGCTGTAATCCAACCGTGGCTGCCTGCCACGGTCAGGGTTTTCGACTGCGTTGCTAGCATGAATCTCTCCTTATCAGTGAACGTAACCCCAGCCTGTGCAGACCTTGCCCTGCTGGATCAGGTCAGTCGCGATCTGGTGAAACTTCGGGTCACTGTTGGAATCGCTGTAACCGTACCAAATATCCCAAAGCACCACATCGTGCTTTGCGTAGTCGAATTCGTAGGCGTCTGCGCACACGAGTGTCACGCGGTCGCCATATTGCTGTTTGATCGGCTCGCCAAAGTAGGCCAGGATCCCGGGGTCCTTCTCCACTACGGTCACATGCTCGACCTTGGTGCGGTCAAGCACACGGCGGGTAAGCCAACCCATGCCCAGACCGGCAATTGCCACCTGACCGTGAGCCAAGCGCACCTGCGACCGGAGGGTGAGGACCTCGCTGGGCGTGAGCGACATGATCGGGTCCAGGAACCGGTTGCACACGATTGGAATGTCTACCGCGTCTGTAAAGGCGCAATAGGTTTTTCTCTGCTTGCGACCCATCGGTAGCGTGGATCGTCCTTCCTGCCCCCACAACGTGCAACCAACTGGTTCCAGTCGCCGGACGTAGAAGTAGTATTGCCCGACCGCCTTGGCCTCCTTCAGTACACGAGATCGGTCGTAGGGCAGCGGTTTCATGCCGATCATCTGCGGCAGTACGAAAGACGCCCAGTCCATGTAGGACTGGGCGTCGAAGAGGATGGTTTCACCGCGTTTTGGTGCCTTGAAGTTCTCGGTGAAGCGAGTAACAGCAGGCGCTGGCGTGATCAACTTCATAGCACATTCTCCTTGGCTTCCGCTAGAACGGCGTTGGCTTTCTTGAGCAGTGAGTTTAGCTCGGCGCTACAGCAGTTGTCAGACGCTTGAAAGAACTCGAGAATGTCCTTCAGTGTCAGACATAGCCGTATTTGCTGTTCATGGGTTTCACGCAGGTAGTCCAGGACCTGGCTGGCTTCTCGCTCCACAAGATAGCGGGGATTATTGCCCATAAGGGTCCAGACAAAATCATCCCGCACTTCTTTCTTTGCCCTGGCCAGGCGAGCAATGCGTTTTGCGATGGAGTCTTCCAGCATGGCCGGTACGTAGCCCAGGTCATCCAGTAACAGACGGGCACTGGCTTCCAGCTTAGTCAGTTCGTCTTGCTGCTGACTTATTGATTTAGCTAGTTTGACAGGCGAGCCCAGCAAGAGATCCAGGGCGGAGTTGTTTATCGTCGTACCGCTGGACGTAGCTCGCAATCGGCTCAGTATCAGGTCCGCAGGTCCGGACCATTCTCGACCGTCCTCAGCCACCAGCGCGACGTGATTGTTCAGGCAATCTTCGGTGGACACCCGGAGGCCTTTGTCTGTTTCTTTACAATACACCCAGTCCAAGCGTCGCAACTCGTCGGCGATTGCATCGCACAGGGTGTTAAATTCCGGATTTTGCATGCTTCTCTCCTTTGGTTAGGTCTGTTCGGGTTCAGTCGCAACTTGATTCGGGATCAATCTCTACCGGCCCGCCACAATAGCTGCAGAAGTCGGCAAGTTCGCCTCCCTCAGGTATGTGGTAGGTTCCGGGTCGGCAAGTACATCCCCACTCATTGGATCCGTAGTCGGGCATTTGAAAGTGAGTGCAAGCCGGTTTGACTTGCATCTGTAGACACTCGATCGTGTCAATCAGGCTCAAGACAACTTCAGGGCTGGCACTGGCCGCCCATTTTTGAAGGCTTATCCGGTGGTCCATGAAGTTGGGTGTGGACAGCATGGACTTGGCACGTTTGCGAAGTCTGAACAACGCAGCTTCCGTGAGTTCTTTAGGCATCACAATCCTCCTCTTTCTCAGCGTATTTCCGCATCAGACGCTCCTCCTTGGCGTCGCGTTTAACCTCATCCCTGGCTATTTGCTGTCTGCGTAGCACATCTTGTATGTCGGAGTCTCGTTGCAGCTGTGCCGCAACGATAGGATCCGGATTGTGTATTATCACGTCGAACGGGTCTGAACCTGCCTCCTCTCCAAGCAACCTCCGGATCTCGACTTTCTTTGTCGCGATCCAATTTGCCCAGGCCATAGTGATTTTTCCGCCCAGATCGAATGGTTTGCCGTCTTCATCATTGTCGGCAAACATACACACCACACGCTGGGCTTGGCGTATTTCTTCGTGCAGCGCCATGATTTGCCTGTGTGTGTCGTCACTCACGCTCATCTCACCATCCTTTGAAGTTGGGTTTACAGTTGTCGCGCAGCCACCTGGCTTGCGCTGCCTGTACCTCAGCTTCGCAGCCCGGCGAGGCCGCAGCCAACGCCTTGATCGCGTAATTTGAGGCTTCCCTTGCTGCTTGCAACGGATCCGCGCTTGCCGCAAAGGCGGCCGCCGTAGCCGCCAGATCTTTTGCCGTTCCGTTCTTCCAGTGATTTCCAACCGCCTGCGATTCGTTCCACGCTTTGTACAGTTCGATACTATCGGACTGACCCAGGGCGTAAGACTCTGCCACGTACAGCGCATCGCGGCTGCGCTGATCTTCCAGCAGGTGGTAGGCCTCACGACAACAGGCCACAGCAAATAGCCGCTGCGTTCTGTCAGTCAACACGTCGGCAAACCCGGCAATCCAGATCAGATCGCCGTCCGGCAGCTTGTCCCAGCATTCTTGCATGTCTTTGCAGTTGGCCAGTGCCCAGTCCTGGACGCGACCATAGGCTTTGTGCTTGCCGAAGAAATCGGCAATGGTCAGCTCTCGGGGGTCTTCAATGGGGGCCGTGAAGTACTGGGTCACGCGCCAGATCGACGACAGGCCGCGAGACACCATGAATTCCTGGGCCAAGTCTGTTGTAAGAAAGACCGGTATCTCTCCATACGGACCATGCAGCCATTCGCATTTATCGGGACAGTGGATGGCGTACACGGGCGGACGCTGGCTCAGCTCGAGTTTGAGGTCCGCGATGATTCGGTTCATCTGTCGGGTGCGGCCGTCCAGCTCCAGCTTCAGCTGGATGTTGGCATTGGTCAGGTCGGCGTTTTGCTGTTCCAGCAGCTCACGCGGTAGCGTCGAGCGGATCTGGCTCTCCAGGTTGCCGACCACCTTCTCGATCGCCCGGAGTGAGGTGTCCTGAATTCCGGCTTCCAGCAGGATGGCTTCGGCCACCTTCAGGCTTTCGATCTTGTCTCTCAGTTGGCTGATTTCTGCCATGTATAGGTTCCTTCAATGAAAAAGGCCCGGAGCTTGCGCCCCGGGCCGGTGAGTTTGTGTCAGCGCAGCCACTCGTCACGTTCAACCCAGATGCCGCTGGGCTTGGGTGTGATTTGCCCGTTGTATTTACCTTTGTATCGGTCGCCCGGCTCCTTGATTTCTGTGCAGGTCTCAAAGAAGACCTGACAGATGCGCATTCCGGCGTATATACGCACGGGACGTTTGACCGAGACCTCCAGGGTCCAGGTGCCGTCGAAGCCGACGTCGCCAAACCCGGCCGTCTCGTGCACACTGATGCCGAGCCGCCCGGTCGATGACCGGCCTTCGACACAGGGCACATAGAGGCCGGTGGCTGTACGCTCTACCGTGGACATCAGGTAGAGTTCGCCCGGCAGAAGTACCAGGCCGCGTTTGCAGATTTCGTAGTGACGAAGTTTCGGCGCCTTGGCGGCATCCAGGATCTCGTCAGTATATTGCACGACATACGGCGACAGCCGCAGGTCGTAGCTGTTGGGGTTAAGCTGGGCCGGGTTGAACGGGTCGATCAGGATGTCGCCGCGTTCAATCGCCTCCCGAATGGCGCTGCCTGTGAGTTTCACGTCTTGCTTCCTTTGAGGTCGGTTGAATCCGCCCCATAGCTTAGCACAAACGCGAACGGGGCGCCTTTATTCAACAGCCAACGCGTGCCCGAACCGTGCCAACGCGTCGACAATATCTTTTAGGGAGTCATAACCAAGGCCACGGTATTGTCGTAGGCTTTTTGGCGTGTGCGTCATCAATTGGGCTACGGTCTCAATTTCGTGTTTGTGCAACACATTCCTTGCCCGAACTGAGATACCTAAATCTCTAAGACTTGCTCGTTCAGGACATTCGCGCACAAGTTGTTTACGTTGCGCCGATTCTGAAAACATTTTCTCTACAAGGACAGACTCCGGATCCTCGTCAGCCGGTTTTGGCTCCGGTTGCTCCTGACCCAGCTTGACGCCGACGCGCTTCATCCAGGGCTCAGCCTGGATGCACTTGAGCCAGTCCGCCAGCGTCGGGATGAAACCGCAATCCTCGATGACGTGCTGCTCGCCGATGAACCGCACCGGGATTACTCGGCCGTCGCTGTTGGTGATCGTGGTGCCGAACATGCGTTCGGCCAGGAAGATGCCCTCGCTGTGGTGGCGCAAGGCGCGGTGCCGGAAGTCAGCGAAGTGTTCCTTACTTTCGTCGAAGAATTGGTGGATGCGCATGTAGTCTGATACTTTGCCGCCGTATTTCTTGACGCTACTGAGAGCATGATGGTATGGGTGTGACATGAATTATTCTCCTTCAGGGTAGGTCTTGTGCGGGAAAGCAGCTGCGTCACTCGCCGCAGCTGAGAATTTGAACATTTGGATCCATGTGTGCTCGACGGAGCAGTATGACCCCGGCCAGGTTGTTGGTGTGGCCGAGGATTTTGTCAGTGATTGGGTTGTAGGCGATCCAGAGTTGGGCTTTTGTCGAGACCGACGTCGGCTCCGGCTCGTCCAGGGAGAATCCGGTCGAGTCGACGATCTCCCATTCGTCATCTTTGCCCTCGCGCCAGATCTCCAGAACGCGATGGTTTTCACTCATCTCGCCGACAGGGTCCCAGTCGTCAATCAACTGGTCTACGCTGTGTAGATTGCGGACGAGTCGTTTCAGGTTTTTGGAGGTTGTCTTGATGATGGCCTCGCCGTAAGCAGGCACGTCCATCCCGTATTTGATCTTATATCGCGGCATCGTCGTCCTTCTCTTCTTCAGTGTCTTTGGCGTATTTGTCGAAAAAGGCTTCCAGTCCAGGCGCATCGAGCGGTTCGATGCCGTTCTTGTCGTCATCGAAGTCTTCGTCGGCAAAATCGTCTTCATCTTCCTCGTCGTCCGGGCCGTCTTCGTCTAATGGTTCCTCCAGCGAGACAGGCTCGATGAAGTCGAACGCCTGTTCAAGCTCGTCGATTGTGGTGTAGTGTTCCTTCCAGTCGTGAGCAAACAGATCCAGTTGTTGCCGGGCCTGGTAAGCTCCGACCAAGTCCGCGTAGGCGCACTTGATAGCTTGAATCTGTGCGACGGTTCCGGTGGGGTTGACCCCTTGCCAGCCTGCCAACGGGCGGAAGGTCTCCAGCAGGCTGTTGACTTCGGTTTCGGTGAAGGTCGCGTCCATGGCCTCGTTGACGTCGGCGATGTTGCTAAACATGTAGGAGAGTGCGGCCGTGATGATTGCGATCTCGCGGTCATTGACGATCATGTGTATGTCCCTTTCTTGATTGCCTTGTAATCTTTGTGCAGTCGGTCCAACAGCTGGGCCGAGGCTTTATTGATTGCGGCACGCCGGGTAGGGCCTTCGCCCTCTATCGTTTCGTCGTACTGAGGGCAGCTGACCCGGGCGACCCACTTGCCGTCCGGGGTGCGGGCCCAGCTGAGAAGCCAGCCGGACTCGCCGTAGGTTTGGCGGGTATACTTGGCGTGGGCCAAGTCCTGTTCGTCGGTGTCAGTCATTGGGATTTACTTCCTGAAAAGCAGCTTCCGGAACGCCAGGGTCCAGGCTGGGTGGACCCCAGTAGTTGCTGGACCTGCGATGAATCTTCCAGTTAAACCGAGGTTTATAGGTTCTGCGGATGTAGTTGGCGATCCGAACCTGCGCTTTACCCTTTTTGGCAACAGCCGACTCGAATGGCACGCATAGTGACAATGCATGGCTTGCTTGGTCTGCGGCACAGCTTGCGGCAGACCAGGCCTCGTCGTTCAACGCCTCCATGAGGCAGCATGTCGCGGCATAATGCACAAAAGGTTCTGAGGCAGATGGCAGCGCAGATGGCAGCTCGGACAGCGTGGCAAACAGTTCGTTTATCTTGCTCACCGAAGCACGCCCTCGGGCCCTCGCTTCGGTGAGTTGAATTACCCGGTTCGTAACTGGGTGACGCACCAGATGTTTAATCATGCGACAACAATAGGCGGCGAGCCGGTATTGATCAGCATCGGATAGGACGTGCGGGCGTGTGGCCAGCCAGATCAGATACTTGGCGGGCAACCGATTCCAACAGTCTGCCAGTGAACAGCAATTGGAAAGTGCCCAATCCTTTTCAGCCGGGGGCGCTTGGTAGATTTCGTAGAAGAAATCAAGCTCCAGGTCGCCTGGTTTTTCTTTGCAAATCATGGGCTTAGTCCTCGATACTGTCGTATTCGGTGTTGATCGTAATGGTCCGGTTTCGGGTTTGAACCGCCTTGGTTTTGACGTTAAGCAAGACGTAGCCGTCGCCGCCATCATCTAGTTCGAACCCGTCGGGTGTGACAAGCATGAGCATGTCGCCCACCCAATCCAGCACGTTTTGGTTTGTGGTATAGCCGGTCGCCGCAGCCAACTCTGACGGCAGCGGCGTCGTGCGCAGCTTCGTCGTGAGCGCTTTGCTCTCATCGAGGCCCTCGGAGGCAGCGGCATCGTCGATGTCGTCTCCGTAGCTGTTATTCAATACCCAAACTGCGTCGACGCAGCCGCTGTCGCTGTAGCCCGAATAACGCATGAGCACGGCCGGGACTTTGTGTTCAGCCAGGAGCTTGCAGACAAGATCTCGGTTGCGCTTGAATTCCGCCCGTCGGGTACTGGAACTTAGGGGTTGGGTGTAGTCGAATCGAAAGTTTTTCATGAGTTACTCCGGGTAGCTGTAGCTGTCAGAACTGGTTTCGATGTAGTACGTGTCATGTTCGACGTCGACGCGCCCGGCTGCCACGTCGAGTACGACGCGACCCTTGCCGCCGTTGCCGTCCTGGTAGCCGTCTGGTGCAAAGAAGACCAGAAAGTCGCCGAGCCATTCCAGTAGGTCGGTTCCGTAGGTATGGCTGGTCAATGCATCCAATTCCTTGGGTACGTCCAGCGCGGTCAATTCCTTGGTTTTGACTTCATCGTCGGCGGCGTTGTAAGCCGTCAGGAGTGGGCTTTCCAGGATTTCCTTAACCGCGTAGATGCCCTCTGTGGCGCCTTCGTCGCTACTGCCCTCGTACTCGGCAACGACGCCGACGACGCCGAGCTTGCTGAGGTATTCGCAGATGGGCTTGATGGCGGCAACTTGTCTGGCCAGGTCGCTCATTTGGTTTTCCTTGTGATGATAGGCCATTGGATCTGGAGGATGCCCAGGCGCACCGCCTCGGCCACTTCTTCTATGTTGGGGTAGAAGATCGGGTCACCGCCCGAGCGGACGACAAACCCGTTGGCGATTTGCTGAATGCGAAGCTGCGTGCTCACGTCGTTCTGTTCGTCGCGCACGATCAGTTTGGGAATATGGTCGGCTGAGATTTTTGTCACGGTTTATCCTCTTGGCGGGTTGACACCGCAGCAGGTTTTCATGCACTTGGTACAGAACCAGTTCCGCGACACCGCGTCACTGTAGTACCAGGCTTTTCGGTTGTGGTGCAATTTCTTGCCGCAGGTGGTACAGAGTGGTTGGGCGCGCAGCTCCGGTACCTTGCGGTATTCCATGTCGATCGGCACTCGGTCATCGGCCGGGCGCACTTTAGACGAAAAAACCTCAGCGCGCGGCTGAGGTTTTGGGGCGTCCATGAGATAGGCGTTGACCATGTCGTCAAACTCGGTCATCGGAAAAATGGTCCTTCCATCCAGGAGACCAGCGAGTAACGCCGTCCCTTCGTGACAGGCGTTACCCGGTGTCGGAGAAAACTGGGGAATACAATCACGGTTCCTCGTTGTTTGATTTCAGCGGCGTTGGGTACCTCGTGGCACTCGTCTTCCGCAAGTTCCAGTTGACCGCCTTCGTAGTCGGAGGGGTCGGACAGCTGGATAACCATGGACAGCTTGCGTCGGAACAGCTTGTTACTGGTCCACATGGTGTCGTGGTGCCAGGTGTAGTGTCCGACATTATCCGCGTTGTACTCGGTGAACTGAACTTCGTGAAACTCCGTCACGTCGAATCCAAACGCGTTACGATTTGCCTCGGCAAACAGAGTTTTCATGATCCCGAACAAGGCATAGAACTGATGGTCGAATCGCGGTAGCCACCGCAGCTGACTGCGCCGGATGGTTGTGTCGATGATGTTGCGGTTGGCACCGTGACCGACACTACCTTCCACAACCGGGAAGGTCTTGGCCATGCGGATGATCTCGTCACAGTCTTTGGCGCAGAAGTGCTGCGGCCAGAATTGCCACCACTGATTCACGTGTCAGTCCTTTGCGTTAAATTCGTAAATCGAGTTCAGAGAGAATCGTTCCAGCGATTCCGTCACCAGGTCTTTCGACTCCAGGTGAATCCTCGCCTTTTTGCTGATCGCGTCGGTCAATCGGTTTAGTTCGACTGATTCACGCGGGATCCAGTGCCAGTGAATCTGGACACCTTGCGATGTAAATTGACGGAAAACCTGCCACAACACGACATTGTGACCGGCCCGACGGTCGGGCGGGCTTCCTTGTAGATTGCTGGCATAGGACGAATCCGTCAGGATATGGACCTGACGCATCACGACCGACTTACCTTCTTTGCGCCGCTTCATCTCACGTTGTACGTACCAGACCAGCGGTTGCAGGTAGGCCATGAGCTCGGCAAAGTTGACCGTGCCGTGATTCATGGCTCCGTGCCAGACCCGCCGTGCCATCGTATCACGTTCAATCGAAACGCAACCCCAGCCACAGTGTCGTTCCCAAGTGGACCCAGAACCGTCACCAACCAACAGCAGGTCGTATTTTTCGATCCCCATACGCGCCAGCAGCGCGTCCAGGTCTTCTCGCTCAGTCGCTAGACTCATCAGGTGTCTCCTGCCCGGATTTGACCCGTGCCAGCTTCTGATACTCGTCAAGCAGCTCTTGGCTGACACGCGTAAGCTCGGCCTGCAGAATGGCATGGCGCTGAAACAGCGAGTCCAGGATTTGTGCTGTGCCCTGAAGCATCACGCCGAATGAGCCCATAACAGCGTCAAGCGGCCGTTCAGCATCGCCTTCGGCAGAGAGCCAAACACCTTTGCTGATGTCCGGCACGTCGTTCAGTTCCCGAAAGTAATCGTAAACGACGATCACGCTGCGCAGCTCAGGCACCGTAAGGAATGCCTGATGTCCGGCATTCCGGAACAAGGTGTCCAGCTTCTCATCGAACATGAGTGGCTGTTTTTCGTCTTCAGTTGGTTCGTCCATCGTGGCATCCTTTGGTTAGCGCCCCGACTCAGGGTCGGTCGGGTCAAAATCCTTGATGTGTGACACAATGCCTTCCGCCATCTTGGGTGGAAGGCAGTACGGCAACCCGACACCGCTGTGCAGTTGCTTCCAGTCAATCAGAAGTGTGGCCGCGCCGAGCAGTGCCAGCGCGTAGACATCACGCGCCGACACATAGCTACCTTCCGGGTCAAAATCACAGAGGCAGGGAACGGTGTCGTCCGCCTCGGCAAACTTAACCGACACGCCATTTACGTCATAGGTCCAGCAGCCCATTAGGTGGTCTCCGTGGGTTGGTCCTCCTCCATGAGTTCCGGTTGTGCCTCCCAGGCACTGATGTCGATTCCGATGCGTGGCGTGCGACAATGACTGTGGGTCAAGTCGTTTGCCAGGTTGGCCAGCCGGGAGCACGCAAATCCGAACAGGATCACGTACAGCCCGCGATAGCCGGTTGACAAGGCAGCCCCGCAGCCAAACCCGACCCAGACAGAGAGGCACCACGGGCAGGCCAGCAGCTCACCCAGTTTGCCTGTCCACATCTCGGTGCGAGCCCGGAGCGGGGCCATGAGTAACGAATGGTGCCAAATCTCGACGACCTGCCAGGTCGCGAGAGCGGCGATGAGCAGCTGCATGGGCGTGTCTCTCACAAGCCGCCTGTCTTCAACACGGCGTACAAGAACGCCAGGCTAAACAAGCCTGCGCCGAACTCTCCGGCACAGAAAAAGATAAGCGACGAAACGAGAAAACACAATCCCCACAGCGCTACGGTTGAATCAGTGTCCGTCATTATTCCCCCTGCGGCGGGGGAGACCAAGAATTCAGAATCACACGATCCGGAGGGGGTGCCCCTTCACCGGCAACCAATTCACTCAGCGGTTTGCCGGACGGATCCGGATACTGGTGAATCAGAAGTTGCCCTGGCGCAAACGTCGGCGATGGCCAATCAAGCGATCGTAATTGTTTGCGCCGCTGGTAGGCGAAAGGACTGCGAGATGGCATGATAGCCTCCCCCGTTATAACGTGTTATCTTGGTTCAGACTGCGCCGGATCAAGGGCTGCAATCATTTTAGCAACGCACGTCCCTCCGAAGCAAAGGATCGCGATGATTAACTGAATCACGCCTAGTGTACACATGACGCACGTATACATCATGCTCAGCACAGCGCTGCTGGGCTTAAAGTCATCCATAGAAGGACCTCCGTGGAATGGATTACCAGGACCTGTTGAATTCACGTAAAACGGCCAGCCAGGTTCTCGCCGAGGAGAACGACGGTGCCAGTCCGTTTGACGTGGACTTGAGCGACATGTTGAGCTCGCCACTGATGGGCGGGTACCGGCCGTCAAAGTCGGCAGACCCGATCATTCAGCGACTGCACGTGGCGCAACACATCATGCGGCAGTCAGGCAACCTGACATTGAAACCGCTACTACCGTTGCTGCTGTCGATCCGCGGTAAACCGTATCACCTGACGGATCACTTTCCGTTCGCTCCTTTCTTTCGCACGCGAATGCCGACCAAGACAATCCTGAAGACCGGTCGGCAGGTCTCCAAGTCAACCTCCCTGGCTGCCCAGGGTGTGTTGTTTTCAAATTGCATCCCCTACTTCTCGACGCTCTACCTGACGCCGCTGTTTGAAATGATCCGGCGTTTCTCGCAGAACTACGTCGCGCCGTTTATCGAGACCAGCCCGGTGGCGCGGCTGTTCAGTGGTACGACCACCACCAACAACGTCCTGCAGCGGAGCTTCAAGAACCGGTCGCAAATGATCTTCAGCTTCGCCTACCTCGACGCCGAGCGGACACGGGGTATCTCAGCCGACAAGAATGTGATCGACGAAATTCAGGACATGGACATCGCGTTCCTGCCGATCATCCATGAAACCATCTCGGCGTCGCGGGACTGGGGCATCATCCAGTACGCCGGGACACCCAAGACACTCGACAATACGATTGAGCGACTCTGGACGGACTCGTCGATGGCCGAGTGGGTGATCCGGTGCCACCATCCGGGCTGCGGTCACTGGAACATCCCATCTCTAGAGTTTGACCTGCTGAAGATGATTGGGCCGGTGCATGAGGGAATCAACAACACTTGTCCCGGCGTGATCTGCGCCAAGTGCGCCAGAGCCATCAACCCCAGGCCACCCTCACAGGGCGGCACGGGCCGCTGGGTGCATCGCCACGCGGAACGTCGCTGGTCGTTTGCCGGATACCACGTGCCGCAGATCATCATGCCGATGCACTATGCCAGCGTGGAAAAGTGGCAGAAGCTCGTAGACAAGATGAACGGCAAGGGCAACACGCCGGTCCACGTCTTCTACAACGAAGTTTGCGGCGAGAGCTGGGACTCGGGCACGAAGCTCGTCTCCGTCACCGACCTGAAGCGGGCCGCCTGTCTGCCATGGCAGAATCGGCTGGACGAAGCCAAGCCGTACATTGAACGGTACACCTACCGGTTCGTGGCCGTCGACTGGGGCGGTGGTGGGGTCAGCAAGGGGCGGAGTGACCTGGCGCTCCAATCCTACACGTCCATCGCCGTGTGCGGCATGCTTCCCAACGGACAGGTGGATGTGATCTACGGTTTCCGCAGCATGACTCCGCACGAGCACGTGCGTGAGGCCAAGCTGATCCTGGGGATCATGAGCACCTTTCGGTGCAGTCACGTCGTGCACGACTACACCGGTGCCGGTACGGTGCGGGAAACCTTGCTGACGCAGTCGGGACTGAGCCTGAACAACATCCTGCCGGTCTCCTACATTGGACCGGCCAAGGGCAACCTGATCACGTTCAAGCCCGCGACCCGTATACACCCTCGAAACCACTACACAATGGACCGGAACCGGGCCTTGTCGTATTGCTGTCAGTTCATCAAGAGCGGCATCGTCCGGTTCTTCCAGTACGATTACAAAGGCTCGGAAGACCCGGGGCTGCTGCACGACTTTCTGAACCTGATCGAAGACAAGCGGGAGACGGGGTTCACCAAAGACAAGTATAAGATCCTTCGCGATCCGTCCGGTCCGGATGACTTTGCGCAGGCCGTGACCATGGGCACCATGATGCTCTTCCAGATGCACGGCTCCTGGCCGGACATGGCGGCTTACGAAGACGTGGAGATCGACGCCGATGCGGCACAGTCGGCGAGAGGCGTCAACCCCAACGACTGGTTCTAAGGCAGGATGATCCGTTGGCGGGCCTCGCGCAATGCAGTCGTTCGCACCCAGGGAAAGAGCTTGCGCATTCGGCGGGATGTTTCGTCCAGCCAGGTGTGCCAGTTTACTGGGGTCGTCGGCAGGTTGGTGCTGAATTCCCTTAGGTAATTCAGCACCACCTTGTCGGCGCTGTGCGTGATGGCCCGCGGTGCCAGTTCTTCGTCTCCCAGGTCCAGCACCATCGAGCCGTACCGCTTGGGCTTGGAGTCGAGCGCCAAGCGAGCCACGAAGAATCCGGTATCATCCAGGGTTACCGCCTTGTTGTAAGATTCCAGCCAGCGCGGCCAGCGGTGCGGCCAGTCGCGGTAGTCATTACGGGTGATGCCGAATCGGCTGTAAAGCGCACCCAGGAACAGGTCGTTCTTGGGATACTTCAGCCCGATGCTCAGCGGCTCCATGTCCAGCACTGGCGCAGTGACCTGAGCACAGAGCGCCATTGCGAAGGACCACATGATTTTCATCTCTGGCCCTTCACGTGTCAGCGCTTCCTTGACGTCGTCATGCAGTTTGGCAAAGTGTTGTTTTGGTCCAGGTACGTCGTCAGGCAGTATAAAATCCGGAATTTGCGTGAATACGCCGTCGACCAGGAAAGCGTTGCGGAACTGGAAACCAGTACCATCCCAGCCAATTTGATCCTTCCCTACGGTCAACTCAGGGGGTTGTAACCGGCAAGCCGCGTCGAACGGACAAAAGCTGCTGTTTGCCGTGGCGTCTACGTGCCACGGAATACCGTTCTCAAGGGCAAAGTCACGCAGCCACGTCCAGGTTGTCTTGGCCTCCGGTACGCGAAATTCGTAGCGGCGACCGTCGTGTTCGAGGTAGCCAATGTGTTCTTTCTTTCGATTGGCGCGCACCACCGTGTGCGTGATACGCAGGATAGCAGGCAACCGGATGTTTCCCTGCAAATCAAACCACTTGCCATCTCGTTCAATCAATGCTGTGTAGGTACGACTGCCTCCCGCACCGCGCAAGTTTCCGGCCGGGATATTGACCCGCATGCCGACAGTGGTACGCGCTGCGGTTCCAACCACCGAACGCACCAGTTCAGCCACGCGAGGTGAATACTGTTCGGCGTCCTGAAGCAGCCGGGCTTTGTCCGCTGGTGCAGAGATTCTTGCCCAGTTTTTCAGTGCGTGCTCGTACGGGCGTGAGGAGCGCACAATGCGCTCACATACGACAGGGGCAGCGTCATCGTGCACCCAAGCCCACCAGCGTTTGCCGGAGACTTCCTGCGGCTGCTGGTGATCTGTCTCTGGACCTACGAATGACAGTCGGGCGTCTGACAGTATGGCCTGGTGCAGTACGGCTGCTGTAGGTGTACGTTCCCACAACACCAGGTCGCGCCCACCCAGGGACGACCACTGCCGCTCGGCTCCGCCTGCCTGGTGTTGCCGCCAGGCAAGCAACGGTAGCGGCGTATCGTTATAGTTAAAGTTGTGCGCGTGCGTCTGCATCATGACATGCAGCATGGTTGTCAGCACCAACGTGTTCGACTGCGACTGGAGCAGGAAGGGCAACCCGGCAAACCCGTACTCACCCACGGCGTGTGCGTTGACTCCAACGTGTGGTGGTGCGAAGAAGTATTCGCGAATTCCGGTATGCCCGTAGAACGCACCAACCTGGTTGATGGCTTTGTAGTAAGGCACCAGCGCGGTCAGGTTTTTCCCGCCGCGATAGTGGCTGTCCAGTCGTTCTTTAATGACGCTGGAGTTCGTCACGCCGTAAAGCTGACCCATGCCTGCCGCAAAACGAGCCGGACTTACAGGTACCGAGTTGTGCCAGCCGAGCTGGTGCAGCAACTGAAATTCTTCGCGCGAGAGGTTTGATTTCTGGACTTGCTGCCAGGTCTCGCGCAGCTGTTTGGCATAGTGCTGGCTTTTGTGATAAGCCTTCAGGTGATCAAACGTGAGCGTCATTCCCAACCGGTCGGCCAGGTAGCGTAACGCATCGTCTTGTGCCATCTCCAGTCGCTCAGCTGCCATTGCCAGCACGCTGCCGTTGACCTTACACTGGGAACAATAATGCCACTCCTCCAGGTTTCTGGTATCCTGGTGAATGGTCCACGCGTGCGCCTCGCAGTAAGGACACTTCGCCAAAACGGCGTATTTCGTGACTGGTTCCAACCTCAGGACGGGAGCGATCGCCGCGTACGTTAGCCCAGCATGGATGTCTAGGAGACTCACAATGCCGAATCCTTCCCTTATGCTCGATCCGACCGCCGATAAGGCGAAGACCGAGCTGACCAAAATTGCCAGCCGCTATGACTTCCCGGGCTTCGTCCGCAATGCGGATCTGGATGCCACGATGGACCCCGGTCAAATTGCTGTCACAGCTTATGCTGATCCCACTCAAAAGAAGTACGCCTGCCACACCGCAGCCGCTACTTGGCTGTCAGCCGCATACTTCCACGAGAAATCTGCGGAATACCATCCTAAACAGCGCGAGCGGATCTGTGAACGATTCGAGCGCTTCGCTGATTATTTTGGCATCCGTCCAGAATATGACAAACTTGTCAAGCGAGCGGAAGCCCTTCGTGGCGCCGACACGTTGCCGGACAGCAGCTACGCCTACGTCTGGCAGTCCAAGGATGGTGTCAAAGAACGATACTACCCGATGACCAATACGCTGGAAGTCAAAGTTGCCGCCGAGTGGCTGCGCGACAACCAGGACCGTATTCCATTTTCGGATCGAAACGTCATCGGTAACAAGATCGTCGAAAAGGCCGCCCGCTATGGCGCCGCCCTGGGTGAGTCGCTGACCGACTTCGTTGAAAAGCAGGCTGGTCGCGGTATTCCTGACCCGGACGAGCTTTATGCCATGCTGGAACGTCGGGCCATGCTGGCCAAAACCCAGCAGCACCGTGAAGCCATCGCCAAGCTCGCCAGTGCCGTCAAAGCTGCTCCGCGTCTGACGCTGCAACAGAACGAGCTGGTGAAGCTGGCCGCGACTATTGACATGGTCGACTACGCCATCGGCCTCAAGGGCAAATACACAGAGACGCTGCCACGTCCGGAAGACGTCATCTTCAAGGTGACCTACACCAAGGCGGCCGCTGATCATGGTAGGTTGTGTGCACTGACGACCGGCAACGTCTACGAGAAGGACCAGTTCTCCAAACTGGCCCGCGAAGACGTAATCAATTTGTTCGGTAACGACTTCGCTGCCGAAGTCTGCACCGGTCTGGATGTCGATCCGGAGAAGATTGCCGAACTGGCTCACACGCTGCCGCGGCCGGACGCCGAGTTGTTGGAACAGTTGCTGTCCGAATCCGGACAGCAACCACAACTGAACAAGTCCGCGGCCTACGAGCCGCTGGATGAAAAAGTCCTGGAAGAGCTGGCCGCGAGCTACCAATAAGTAATAATAGCAACAGAGTTTAAGTTCCGTTGCTATTATTTTGTGGTCGACGCAATCGACGAGCGCAAGCCGAGTGATTATCTGTCACACGGCTTGCGCAGTCTAATTTTATGTGCTTTCTGGAATGCAAACGGAAATGCCTGCAGTTTACCCTCGGCGTCCGCTTTGCTAAAAAACGGACCGGATTGCACGCTGTTGGTTTTGCGGTTCACAATGACCCAGCACTGGGTCTCGCGTAACTTAGCAAGCTCCTTAAAAACAGTCGTCAAAGCCTGCGCAGTTGGCCGACCAAAAGCGCGTACAAACCAGCCTCTGTACGCGCTTTTACGTGTTTTGTAGCCAACAAACGTGCAGTCGGGCGACTCGGTAGTATAGTAACCAAATCGCCCGCCATTTCCCGTGTCACAATCCTCGACGACTGTAACACCGCTGGCCTCTGCCAGTTCCTCTATGCTTGCAATCACTGCCATTAGAATTACCTCCTCAGGTAAGGCTCAACTGCGGCAAGTTGCGCATCGCGCATTTCCAACGTGCGCTCCAGATCGCAGATTGTTTGAATATCCGCACAGCTTTGCAACTCTAGTTCGACTACCCGGTCCATAAGTTCCCGGGCGAATTGAGCAACTACGGCCTGGGGCCCAAGGACTCCGTACGTTAACCAGGCTTCGACTATTTGTTTACCTTGCTTCTGGCTGTCAGTCATCTGTGCACGATAACTGACAAGTTGCGCCTGTTTGTCGAAAATCACCGAATCAAGTTCTCGAGCAATCTCGTGTCGACCCGGCATTGCAGCAACTTCATCGCGAACCTGCTGCATTTTTTCAATCATGCGCACCTGTTTGCCGACCTCAGCGATTCCGGACTCTCTTTCTGCGCGAATTGCAGCGTCCGGCTTGTTACTGTTGCGGCTCGCAAGCTCAGTTGTCGTCTCGGCGAAACTTTTGATTAACGAAGGCAAAATTTCGTTGAATCGGTTTCGCGCTTTTTCCCGGCTACAGGTAAGATCCTGCTGCATTTTTTCAGGCGTTTGCACTTGTTTCCAGTGCTTATGTGTTCTGAACTCTCCTTCTATACGAACTGCCGGTGGCGGGCTTTCGCTGAAGAGGTTTTTAGACATTTCCCGACTCTCGTCAGGATACCTTTGTGTGGACTTTGCTGTCTCGCTATCGGCCTGTGGTCGTTCAGTCTCACTCATTTCACGTCGTCTCCTGTTCTGTCGCAATTTGGACACTCAAATACGGAATTGAGCTCAATATCAACACCACACTCCTCCAGCGGAGCCGCGCAGTCGGAGCAGACACCGGGAAGAGTCTGGTTTAGTGTGTGATACTCTGGGTCGCCTTTTGCTTTTGCAATCGCAGCCCTTACCTTGAGCGTAGCTTCTGTCGACACGCCTCCAGCTGCCGCAAGCAGAAACTCCAGCGCATCGAGTAATTCTGGCGCGGCCCCAATAAGGTTGACATTAGCCTCATGCTCCTGATCGCCAATGCACGTCTCAGGAATTCCAGTTTTGAAGAACGCAACCATCGCAATATGCTTTTGGCCAGCATATATTGCGGTGCGAACCCTCCTTTCAATCCTCCACGGCCCCGGCGTGTGCTTCGACGGGCTCATTCCTGCTCCCCTGTGTAAGGCTCGAACCTGCCCCGAACCAGAAAACAGTCCTCTTTCTCTTTGTTGGTGTACACTTTGACATGGCCGCTAACGTCTCGGAGACATTCGCCCGTTGGCAATCTGTTGCACCACACAACCGGCCTTTTGGCAAGCTGTGCTTGCAGCTCGGCCACACGCTGCTCAAGGTGCCGGACGAAGTACGCTATCTCACAGGCCGTGTGCGTCGTGACTGACGTCCATGTCGTATCTACCGAATCGGTTGACCTAAGAAAATCCACCAAAGCAGCTACCGCATTCTTGGCTGTTTTCCACGGGTCAGCCTCTTCAGCCTCCTCGGTTTCGAGCCTGGCGAGCCTTTCTTTTAATTCCGTAGTGATTGCGTGCTCAGTTATCTCCCGCCAATATCCCGGCGGAAAATAGGTCGCACTGATCCGGTCTATATCTTTTTTTGCCGCCTCCAGCGTTGCAATCGCCGCCCGCAACTGTTCGATATCGGTCATTCCGCACCTTCTTTCTTTTGAAACTTCGCCACCAACGCCTCTCCGGCCTCACTCACCCCGTCTGTAAGTTGCAAGTCAGGCCACCGCTGAAAACAGTATTCGAGCAGTTTTGTGGCATATCCTCGCCTGCGGCACTGGTCTGGAACCCAAATGAACTCAACCGTTGGCCCCGTCAGGCTGTGCCTAATGTGGGCTGTAGCAAATGGCATAACGGCAAACCCTTTGGCGTCATACAATTTCGCTTCTGAGAATTGCCCAACTCGACCCGGTGGCGTATCAATTGGTTGAATTACGAATTTCAGCGCTTCACTCACTCCGCACCGCCTTTCAGTTCGATTCGTGCCTTCAAAACCTCAGCCTGCTCGGCCATGTCGGTCAGATGTTCGATCAATGTTTTGATGCGGTCTGGGTTAGCAATGAACCGCAATTCTTCGATCCGGTCAGTCTTATGTACACCTCCGTCTTTAATCACGTAGATCGGCGTACTACACAACAGAATGACCTCTATTGCGGCTTCCAGCGTGCCGTCGTCGGCTTGCATCATGAAGACATTCTGTGTTGTTCCGACAAATTCACCGCTCACTCCGCACCGCCTTTCGCTCGTTTAACAGCAGCTTCCATCATGTCTACAGCCCGTTGAACGCTGTCTGGACATTCCGCTTCCAGGTATGCTTCGATAGCTTCGAGCATGCATGGGGCGGCGATGATCAAGCTCTGGTTGCCCATGAACTGGGCGTTGCCATAGTTCATGATTGCCACGACGGGTTCGTATTCAGGATTCGTCGGGGATTTTCCGCATATGGTAGCGGCCTTGGCTTTCCACGGTCCCGGCGTAAACTTTGGCTCGCTCATCAGATCGGCCTCCAGTGGGTGATAGGCCCGTGGTCCGATGTAATCGAATATTTGAAGACAATCTTGTCTTCGTCAGGGTAATGGCCAAGTTTCATCTTCTTGGCCTTGTACCACAGCATCCGATTGTTTTCAAACCCGTCGAACATCAGCACGGCGACCTCACGACAGTCGTTTACGGCCCAAACTATTGAACCCACTGGCGGCCACGTTGCCGGGTCGTCTGTGATCTTCACCCAACGCTGTGCCGCCTCAAGTTGCCTGATCCACTCGACCATGGCCAGCATGACGGCGGGGTTGGCGGCGGTGACAAACTTGCCCACGCGGTCCTCGCCGAGTGTGTCGCAGACAGGAAACCTGTCCTCAAAGGTTTCTATGACTCCTCTGAGAGGATCGAACCTCCAAGTTCGATGAGCTTGTTTGAACACTGCCGCCTTTGCCTCAATGTCAGCAAGGCGCTCGTGCGTGATTTTAATCTGACTCATATCTCGACCTCGCTTTCTATGTGAGATTTGCATCTCTTTAGCGTGTGGAAAATCTGGCAGTATTGGCAACAAATGCCAACTTCTCGGTCGCATTTGCAGTAATCTTCCACGAAATCTTCGCTTTCGTTGCTGCCGTTGACTGCTGCAATTGATAGCTCAATATCGCGCAACATTGCTTGGATGCGCCATCCCCTGCGGCTTCTGAGTAGCTCGATTTCACGCACCATCGCCAGCATGACGGCGGGACTGACAATAAGCTGGTCCTCATCGCACAAGGCTTCAGCTTTATTTTTGATGTCCTGCAACATGGCGAGCGTGATTTTGATTGGCTCGCTCATCAGATCGGCCTCCCTTTAACCTGTGCAAGGAGCTCCCGGCCCGACTTCTCAACGCGCTCGCCAAAACTGCTATCAAACTGCCCCCAATCGAGGGCAAACTCAAGTTCGTTGACAAGACTGTCGATCAATCTGTTCTTGGTTTGCAACTGGTTATACAGCAACAACGCCACGGCCCGCCCCTCTTCGTCACTGCTGATGGCAGCGATGGCGTCGAGGCTAATTGGTGTCTCTGTCATGATCGCACTTCCTTTTCTGGCGGTTTGACAATTCCATGCTTGATAGCCAAATTCAGGATCTTGGCTATTTCAAAAGGTGTTATGGGCTTGCTCGATTGTGCCTGAAGTTCCCAATAAACCTTGCCGGTAATGTCGGTTGTCTTGATTGGTTCGTTCATGGTATTGATCTCCAGTGGGTTACATCGTAAATGCAAGGCGCGTCATAGTCGTCGAAGTACAAAAGAGGTTTACCCTCTCTATCCCATTCGACGTTGCACACGTCTCTGAAATACTTGTAGTCCGCGCAATCTCTGTGGTTGACATAGCGAACGCCAAAACTCTCTTCCCCGTCTTCGTACCTCACAATCACAAGGCGTTCTGTTGGCGGCCATGTCGCCGGGTCATCAGTGATTTCGATCCACTTAGTAGACAAACTGACTAGGCCGTGTTTGGCGGCGACGTTCAGTATGCTTGGAATAGCAAATAGATCGACACTGGCTCCTAGCTCGGCGTGCATCTCGGACGGGATCTGGTCTTGGCGTATCGGGGCCGTAGCTCGCGGCAATTCGACAAGTCCGTATTTGAGCGCAAGATTCAACACGGGCGCAATTGAATCCAGATCAATCCAACACGCTGCGTCAAATTCCATCTCACGCATAAGCTCCTGCGTGATTTGGTTTGTTTGAATAGGGTTCATACCTTGCCTATGTGTTCGTTGGGTTTATGGGCAGTACACGAGTTATTCGTGAGATATTGCTGAGTTGACCGAGCCCGTACACCAAGCACGGGCCCAGGTAGTTGCAAAATCCGGAATTTAACCGGATATTAGTTCGCCTTGCAGCTCGGCAGAGCGAATCGGAATCGGTTTGTCGCGGAAACACAGCTGGCATTTTGAGCACGTGGTCGCAGTGACACCGTTCTCGGCCGGACAGACCAGCGTGCGGTTATACCACTTCCGAACGGTGTGTCGCTGCACCCGAAAAACAAGATCAACCGGGAACTCCGGCTGATCTTCATCATCGAGCGACATGTATGCCCGTTGGACATAAGGTACTTCAGGGGGCGGTCCGGTTTCCCGATCGCAACTGAACCAGAGCCGCATGTTGGGCAGCTGGGCCAGCTTAATCAACGGAACCAGGATTGTCGGGTTCCGCCAGCTTCGAGTGTAGGCAAAGAACGTGACAGTCGGGTTGCGTGTGACAATCGCAATCCACTTCTTTACGTAACTTGCAGAATAGAACTCGCCGGAAGCGTGAATCCGAACAACACGAGCAAACATGGCGCGGATCCACGCACACATCAACACTACGAAGTCACTCCGGCGAGATTCTTCGTAGTTGGTTTGATTAGCCTCCTTGACGTTTCGGTGGTTGTAGTGACCTCGCATGGCGTAGCACAACATCAGACAAAGGTCAGAGGCGCCTACGCAAATTTTTTTGACACCGGAAGGTATGCTCCAGTGATGGATGAGCGGCCCGAGCTTCTGGTTACCAGGTCGTAAGGGCATGCATACTCCTTCAAAAGATGAGATCCGGAAAGAAAGCTACGTGTCGCGGCTTACGTGCAGCGGGTTTGCGCCGCCAAGGGTTTACATCCGGGGCTTTTGCTTGCGACACGCGGGGCTGAGTAGTCAGCGCGTAGCAGCAGGTTTCGACGTCGCTCGATTTACGGGGCGTCGGTGTGTAGCTGAACAGTCGACCCTGGAGTCGAACACCCAGTTCGGTAAGGCAGGCACGAAACAGATTGGCCGCCACATATGTACCTTGCAGGTGTCGATACTCGTTACGCACGGACACCCAGGAACTGTTGTTGGCCTCTATCTCGTATCGGTTTTCAACCAACCAGGCCATCAGGTCGGTCTTGGCTTTTCGCCCATACCGACCGCGAGGTTCTCTAAGCATCGAGGTTGTCCTTGTTCAGCTCTTCGGCCGGTACCCAGACCCAGGCATGTACCCAGGTCCCGGCCGCGCCTTCTGAAATGTCTTCAGGTTTCAGTGGCTCGTCAAACTCGATGTCGTCGTTGGCATACAGCTCCACCGCTATACGCCGGATTTTGGCCAATTTTTGGTCTTCGCGCGGGCTCATACAGGTTCCAGATTCTTGAGGGGGTAGAGCTTGGTTTCAGGTCCGTTGTCCCGTATCAACACTTCCCCGACCTCAGTCCCATGTAATTCCAATATGGCACGCAACGTGGCCTTTTTGCCGATGGCCCAGGCGGATTTCTTATCGCCGGAAATGTCATATCCTTGGATGGTTACGGTGTCACCCAGTATGAACTTGGCGCGCCATTCCGCCTCGGCGGTCAGGTACTCGTCAACGTCGTCCTTAAACAGCCAACTCTTCCCGAGTACGACAGCGGCCGCATAGTAAGCATGGTCGCGAGGGTCACCTCCGTCGGCCAGATGGTTCTCGTACGCCTCGTGACTGGACTCGTCCCGCCACACCTCGTGCGCCAGCAGCTTGGCCGCCGTCTCAAACTCTTGAACTGCCGGTACAGCTGGTTTATTTGCAGGCATACCGGGCATGCACAGCGAATAACCCAACTCACAGATTGCGGCGACACAGGCGTCCATGATTGTTTCGGCTTCGAGCTTGATTGCGACGTTGTCGTCGGTCTTGCTCCGCAACACAAACTTCGGCATATCACTCATCCCTCTTCTTGGGTAGTACAGGCTTGAATCCGTCTTTCAGCATGGCCCGCTTGTTGAACATGGACCAGTCGCCATAATACTTGCCGTCGTACTCGACGCAGTCGTCTTTGATCCGCAATGGCTCAAAGTCGTCGCCGATCTTGATCTCCGACATGTAAGTGATGTGGACATAGGGTAACGGGCCCAGCACCGGACCGTCGAACCCCCAGTCGTCCATGGCCTCGTCCACGTTGTCACGGCCGTGGAACAGATGGATGTAGATACCCTCAGATTCTGGTCGAACCTCGCGCATCTCTTTCAGCTGTTCCGGTGTTGCGCATCGCATGAACTTGAATCCGACACCATCAATCTCAATCTGACAAGTCCAATGCTGGTCACGTTCGAGCCAGACTTCAGGACCGGCGACACCCTTGAGTACGACGGTGTCATTTGCCAGCCAGCCGAGGATTTCAGTCTCAGCCTCTCTCAGTGTTTCGAGTCTTCGTGCCATAACCGTCTCTCCTTGCTTGAATGTCATCCCAGGCGGGCCAGGGCGGTTTGGTGTTCCACTCTCGGGCAAGACGCAACCC